ATGACCACAACAGTCACAGCGGTGGCATCGGCAATCCTTGCCGGCGCCCTTTTCGGCATGCCGACCGGAGCCAGCGCGCAGGCGGGCAGCTTCGCCAATCACGGATTCGGCAACCACAACTTCGGAGCTGCGGCCGTCGCGGGCGGCGGTGGTTTCAGCAATCACGGCTTCGGCAATCGCGGCTTCGGAGCCGGTCCCGCAGGCGGCGGTTTCGCCAACCGGGGTTTCGGCAATCACGCGCTCGGGTCGGGAGCGGCTGCCGCCGGCTTCGCCAATCACGGTTTCGGCAACCACAATTTCGGTCGGCCCTCTGTCGGCGGCGGGCTGTCCAACCTGGGCTTCGGGCACGGGCTCGAGGCCCATCGCGGCTACGGTCATCATCGCCATGACGGCTACAACCGCGGCTTCTACGGGAGGCCCTACGGCTACGGCTACGGCCGGCGCGGGTATGGCCTCGGCGGTTTGGGCCTGGGGCTCGCTGTGGGCGGTCTGTACGGCGGCTACGGCTATCCGGGATACGGCTACGACGCCGGGTACTACGGCGGCTACGCGCCCGTCACTTACGGCTACGCCGACACCGAGACCGACCGCGTCGTCGACGATGACCGCGGCTGCGCGCGCCGGTTCCGGTCCTACGACCCGCAGAGCGGGACCTATCTCGGCCGGGACGGGCGCCGCCATCGCTGCCGGTAAGGCTCGGCCGTCCTGAGGCGACTGAATCGGCCATGGAACAGTCCCGGCACGCTGCGGCGTCGGCGGGACTGGAGGTGGCCTCGGCGCGATCGGCCTGATCAGACACGCGGCACGACGTAGCGCCGGCGCTACGACATCGTCTCGGCCTCGTCGTCGCCGCCGGTTGCCCCGACCGTGGGCCCCGGCCGATACGCGTCGAGGGTCGCGTAGGCATCCGTGCCGGTGAGCCCCAGCCGTTCCATGTCGGTCAGGAGCGCCAGGATGTCGGCGTCGACCGGCTCGCCGGCTTCCTTGCGCTCGATCAGGGTGTTGACCAACTCCTGGTCGCTGATCGACGTCGCGCTGGGTTCGTTCGGATCGGTGAAGGCCATGACCGGTCTCTCGCAGGGTGGATCCGGGATCTAGGTCGCGCCCGGCGCCCGGCCACACGCGTCTGAGGGTGGGGCTGCGGGGCGGCGGCGGCGCCGATGTCTGTGCGGCCGAACGTGCTGGCAAGGAGATGCCGCACCCGTCACATCGTCGGACGCGACGCCGGGCTTGGCTCACGGTGCAAGACCTCGTGCTGCCAAGTGGGGTGGCGCGCGTCAATCCGACGTGCTGGCCGACATACAGGGTCGCCAGCAATCCGAGCAGCAGAAGCAGGCCGATGGTCACGGCGTCCGGATGCCTGCGCGCGCCGTGGATGCTGAGGCAGCCCAGCGTGAAGACGGCCGCGAGGACCAAGGGTCCGAGCATGTCGCCCGACATCGGGATCACCGTCGTGGCTGTCGTCGTCGCTCAGCGCGCCGCCGCCTCCGAGCGGCGAGGCTGCCCGACAGAGACGTTCGAGCGGGCCCGAAGCATCCCGAACTCCATCGATACCATCGCGCGTCGGAGCCGGCGGCGACGGGCGAGGAACGATCCGCGACGCCGCCTCGACGGGCGCCGTCCTGCGGCCGCCGCAATCGGCCCGGCCGCCGGCCTCTCTGCCTCGCGCCAGTCGAGCACAGCGCGCCGCGCGTATTGCCGAATGCCGGAACGGCAACGCTGTTCCCGGCCTCAGAGCCCGCCGCGGGCCGGGATGCCGAAAACTGAGTCAGATCATGATGTTGGTAAGTGGATGGCTCCCCGAGCAGGACTCGAACCTGCGACAAGGCGATTAACAGTCGGGGCGATCATATTGATTTCGCGTGCGAGCGTTACCGGCTAGCCTCCGTTTCCGAGCGGGCAATAGACCCCTCCCCCACCCGCAGAAGCGTCGCCTCATGAGCGATGGCCACGACCCGATTCGAGAAGCAGTTGCGGTGCTCCAAGACCGAGGCTGTACAGCCGAGCCATGGACCGGCGGCCTGCCCTATTGACTGGTCGACGGCGAGACGCTGACGGACGGCGACCCGCTCGCTCTCTCAATGAGCCTGCGTCCGCCGCCGAGTTCTCAGCGGGAACTCGCAATAATAGCGAGAGAATTGGCGATCTGATTCTGTTTTAGCTGATATATGAAGTTTTCACCGCGAATAATTGCGTTCTGGCCTTCCGATCTTGGTCCTCTAACGAAAGCGACATTTAACCGATCAACATTCTTATTGGATCCAGTTAGAAAGGGACCAACAAATTCAAATGTATTGAATGTGAAAGTCGGCCCGGTCGCGAGTAGCTGAGCATCTACCGTGAAAGCCACATATCCACCAAATACCCCATAGGAACCTTTTGCGCTCCAGTTCAGGTAAGATGCTGCTTTTCCTTTATTGAACATCTGCTGCAGACCAAGATTTCCAGCAAGATTCGTGTCGGCTGGATTGTTGCACACCGGATCTTTGCGCACTGTTCTAAGTGCGTCCAGGGAGTAGCTCATATTTATGACTAATCCCTGCTCTCTCGCTTGCCGATACGAGAAACCAGTTCCAAAATTGAACGTTTGCCCAATGAAGGAAAAGGTCGGTGCGGCCTTTCCTTCGAGCGTTGTCGCCAAATTTAGTTCTGCGACGACTTGAATATCCTGTCCCGCTATGAACAGCGCCGTGAGATCATCTGGTGCCTGTGCGGTGTCGATCAGTTCGCATACGATCCTGCGGATGATAGAGTCGATATTTGGCTCGACCGTATTTGGCCCTGTCCTTTCATAGGGTACGTCGAATGCAGGGATAACGCTGGCGCAGCCGCCAAATCCGACAAAAAGAAAGGCGGTCGGCGCAAAGCAAGTCATCCGAGACAGAGAGAAGCGACGCATTTCCATCAAACCTCTGCCCAGAGAATAGTATATTTCCCGCGCCATCTAACATCGAGTGAGTACCAAACGGAAAGTCCTGCTTTTTCGCGCTTTGACATGATTGACCGTCCCGATGCCCGCTCAAAGATCATGCCCCATGCAAATGGATCTCGATTCTTGCTCGGATCAGATTTTAGATCTCTAAGGTCTTTCAATATTTCCTGATCTTGAGCGGAATCTAATAACGTATCGACCAAATCAGAATTATTTTGCGTGAATTCCATAAGTCCGGATAGCCTATTATCGGCTGACCGGCCCAGTCCAAGCCCCTGGCACGATGTAGAAGCCTCCGAATTGGCTGCTTCGCTCGGTTGTGGTGCAACTGGCTTTCCTTCGGAACTCGAACTTACATTCGTTAGTGTCGTTTCCCTCGATCCGAATGGCCTGAGCCATTTGAGCAATTTTTCGAGCAGATCGATGATCGCGAATATCATGCGTCTCCCCTTCTATCTTCCATAGCTATTCGATAGCGAGTCGCGTCGTGCTGCAATCGCCTGCCATAAATTGATTCAGGGGGTGGTAAATGGGTCACAAGTGGTGATGTTAACCCGATTTGACAGCTCTCAAATTATTAATATAGTCCAAGCTTTTCATTCTGCCTTCAATAACGCGCATACTTAGTCGTTGTCCCTATTAATCGGAGCATATGCCAATATAATAAGAGATAATATTGCCGATTTAGTTGCGGGGATTCGCGACAAGGTTGCCACGCAATCGCGCTCGGCTGCAATTATTTCTTGGAATACGCTCGGATTGGTAGCATGACTCGCTGCTATACCAGCTTACAGCTCACCGTGACCCAAATACGCTTGTCGCGCGCCTGGGCCTCATGGACTCCCCAATCGGGCTGCAATAGGCCGCTGCATGGCCAAGGAACCCCCGACCGTCTGCGAGCTGCGCAAGGCCGCCGAGGTCACCGACCAGGAGATCGACGCCGCGGTCGACGCCGTGCTCGCGGATCTGGCGACGGAGGCCTACCCGCTTGCGAAGGGCTGGACCCTCGACCTCGTCGAGACCATCCGCACCAACACCCGCGCGGCCGAGGCGCTCACCACTGACAAGCCGGCCTGGAAGCGGAACATGGTCCGGACCGCGATCCTGCTGGCGCAACGGTGAAGGGATGAGCCAGTATCCCGCCCCCCTCCGCCCGGATCTCGCGATCCAGCACATGATGCGGCGCCTGGACGGGTTCGCGCGCGGGCTCGGCCTGGACGAGGCGGCTACCCGGCACATCGTCGAGCAGGTGGTGGCTGACATGGCGATGCGGTCAGATGAGGAGCGGATGGTCGAAGCGCGCCGGCGCATGATCATCGCATCGGCCTAGCGGCATGATCGACGACACCAACCCGGTCCTTGCAGCCGTCGCAGCGCTACGGGCGGCCGGCATCAAGGCCATCCCCACAGGCCACGACATGGAGCTCTGGCAGATCGGCGACCTGATCTACTCGGATGCCGACGTGTTACGCTTGGCCGAAAGCCGCGGGCTGGTCGACGGCGACGACGCGCGGTAGCTCGGCGCCATGCCCAAGGCGCCATCCCCTCGAGGCGCTCGGCCGCGCCAGGACCTCCGGCCGCGCGTTTTGGCCGCCCTCACGCCCGAGCCTTCAACCGCAAGCGAGATCGCCGAGCGTGCCGGCATCCCGGGACGGGAACGCGCTGTGCAGGCTACCCGCGCGCTGGAGCACCTGGAGGCCGAGGGACTGGCGTACAGCGTCATCCGCCGGACCCGGACGCGGTGGTGCTCCGTGGCGGTCGCTCCCGCATCCGAACGATCCGAGCGCGATCCCGCAGAGTGACCTCGTGCGTCGGCCACTCCTGGCAGGCGGCCTCGAACGCTGCGAGCGCCACGGCCAGAGGGTAGATGGTGGCGAGGTGCAGCTCGATGCCGCCGCCGATCTCGCGCCAGACCTCGATCGTGTAGGGCACGCCAGGCGGCACTGGCGGGATCTTCCTGGCGGCCGGCGGCAGCGTGATCGCGGCGAGGCAGAGGTGCTCGTACTTCCGCGCGGACGGCGCCCCGGGCGCGCGCTGGTATTGGCACGAGGCCGTCAGGTGCCGCAGCAGGTCGATCGTCGAGATGTCGGCCCCGTACCGATCGACCAAGCTGGCGACCGTGTAGCGGCCCGAGCGCTTGCAGGTCGCGCAGTCGACGTACACCCGACCGGGCCCCGCATCCCCCAGGCGCCCCATTCTGGTGGCCCTCCGCTCGCGAACGAAGACGGAACAAGCCTGACGCGGCGGCGCGCATCAACCGGCGGCGGTCGAGGCGCGTGTGATCGTGGTGGACCGGTGTGGATAGCGTTCAAGAATGCGAGGCGCTACCAGCACTTCCGCCGCCCGATCTTAGGCGGTCAGAGCGGAGTGAAGGTCGGTGTCCAATCACATCTCGCGCTCACACCGACCACCGCTGCCGGTTCATTCTCGCAACCCGCGCCGAGCCTACGACGTCGACGGCTTTGAGATCACGCCGATGACGTTCCAGCAGGCAATGGACAAAGGGGTGCGAGCCGTCCGGGTGATCTGTGACTGCGGTCACGTTGAAGAGACGCCGATTTACGTTGGGGCTTGGCCGTCCACGAGCTTCGTGCCCGACGCCGGTATGACACTTCGGTGCAGCGCCTGCTCGAAGCCTGACCCGCAGACAGAGCCCGCGTGGCCCAGCGCCGACTAAAGCAGGCCGCCCGACGTCGGTGCGGTCAGCGTCTTCCCGGCCCGGGTGACCAACTTCGAGAAGGCTAGCGCGGCAGCCGACGCCTGCGCCTCAGACGGGAAGGTCCGGTCCGATTCCATCACCGTCAGATGCGAGGCGTCGAGCAGCACCCAGGTCCAGAGGTGGCGGCCGGTAGAGCGGATCTCGAAGTGCATGACTGGCTCGGTATGCGATTGGACATACCCGCATGATGCGCTGCGAAAAGTCCTGCGGCGTTAATAGCTTGCCCGGCGCAACATCCTGCGCCGGCTCACATCGCGGTTGCCCCCGACATCCTCGCAGATCACAGTCGAGATCAGCCGCGCCCCTTGGCCGCGTACTCCCAGACCGGCGGCCCCCAGGTCTGCCCGGGCTTCGTCCGGTAGCCGCTGAACCGGTCGAACACGATCCGGTCCGGCTCGACGCCGACGGCCTTGCTGTCGTTGACCATCAGCGCGCCGGCATACTCGCCCCGTAGGAAGCCGTGCTCTGGATGTACGCCGAAGAGCTGCTCCGCGGTCCAGCCGAGCCGGTGCGCCTCGGCGCCGAACTGGTCGATGAAGGCCAGCGCGTTCGCGCGCATCGCCGCCCAGCGCGTTGGGGTCAGGTAGCGGCACGGCGAGGCGTGCTCGGACAGGCGCTCGATCTGGTCGCGCCAAGAGGCGACGGCGGGTGGGAGGTCGGACATCACCGATGCAGTATGGATATAGGCTTAACAAAGTGAGCAGAACGGTGGGGAGACCTGGCCACGCGGTGGCTCTGAAGATAGCCCTTCGTATACGACGGTGAAATAATCATGCCTTGCAATCCCCGGCAGGCTATCTGAAAAGCTTGTTTTGCGCTGGAAGAAAGCGGGCGTTGTTAATGTCGCTCAATGATATAGTTCGTAGCCAAGCCATAGGTTTCGGCCTTGCCGTGTTTGGAGCCCTAGGCGTCTTATATGGTTTTTACGCCGGAGAGTCAGCAAAACAATACGGTCTTATAAGATACAAACTCGTCTCGCAAATCACGTATGAACCAATATTTATTAAGAACTTCAACGAGACAGTCGCGTCTCCAAAAATCGACAATACTAAAAAACTATTTGTATCGGAAATAACTTTGTGGAACGCTGGAAATCAATCATTTGAGCCAAGGGATATAAGATCTCCAGTAGAAATCACGGGAGACAGCACGTTCAATATCATCGACGCTGTCATAATAAACTCCAAGTCCGCTACCGATAACAACTTTAATATTTCATCCAAAAACAATACAAAAATCATGCTAGACTGGAAGATCTTTGACCCTGAGGAAGGGTTCAAAATTGCAATATTGCACAACGGAGATCCGGAGGCGGTATCGGTGACAGGTAAGTTCGGGCCTGGCCGGAGTATAGGTGTGACGCCGCCTCATCCATACCTACCCATAATTACGATCTTCTTCGGTTTTGCTATGCTCCTTTTATATTTCAAATTTATCGGAAATAAAGCCATTTCGTGGTCTGAGAAAAGATTTTCTGGATTTCAAAATTTTATCGCGTTCATGACCATATTTGTCACGGGTCTATTATTCGCTGGCGCAGTTGCTTTTGGTGCACTTGCATTCATAATATATTACAATGGTGAGGTTGCGCCAATAAATGACAAAATGGAGACGAGAATTGGCAACGGCGTGACTACACATTTCTGATTTTGATCACGTTTCCGGCATGAGAAATGGGCGCCCCGGCCTAAGCCAGGGCGCCGAGAACGGCCTGAAGGTATGAAGTCGCTGGTGCTGTGGCCGCTCGGCCCCGCCCCGATCTGCTCACGGGGCGGGGGAGCGCCTGATCTCACCAGCGTGTGAGCCGAGCCGGTACGCAACTTGGCTCGGGGGCAGGTGGGCCGGTGGCGGCTACCGCGCCGTGCCCACACCGGCGGGCAAGCCGTCCCTCGCCGTGATTCCAGGAACGAAAAGGCCCGCGCCGGCGGACCGAGCGGGCATTTCCAGATCCGCGCCAGTGGGGGCGAGCGCTTGAATCGAGCCGGATGCTGGCTCAATGCCGAGCCAAGAGCACCACGTGTAGCACCGCACAGTCGACATGGTTACCGGCGATTAACCGACGCCCTTCAGCTTCAGCGTGTCCACCACGGGAAGGTACATGCCGAAGCATATCACTCTTGCGATCCCTCACGATCTCGGCGCCATGGAAGTGCGGCGGCGGCTTGATCGGCAAACCGATTGGGCTCTTCGGCGCCTCAAGAAGGAAAACATCTCCGTCGAGATGACGGAGTGGTCTGAAGGCGGACGGACTTTTATCGCGCGCGCACTAGGACAAGACGTCAGCGGCAATTTCGTTGTCGCCGACGACAGCTTATGGCTTGAAGCCAAGATGCCTTGGGCCATCGGGGTGTTTGCACCGGCAATCGAGGCGGTGGCCAAACATTATGCGGCGCGCCTTCTCGCCCCTGAGGGTTCCGCCTGACGTGAAAATGCCCGCCTCAGCGTTGGGCGGGCGACTACAGGCACGACCTCAAATGAGGTAGACCGTACCGGTGGTCTTGAAGGCCTTCGGGCAGTTGCTCTCGTCGACCAGCTTTTGAGCCTCGGCGAGGGTCAGGTGCCTATCGGCAGCCACCTCGGCCAGGGTCATCCACTTGCTCTGCATCTTGCGCTCCTACTTTCGCGGTCAACGCAAAGGCCCGGGAATCGTTCACGCGCACGAAAAAGGCCCGCGCGGCATTGCCGGCGGGTCTAAGTGAATCCCTCGGAGCAGTGCCGGGCCGTCGCAAACTGCGGGCTGGCACGTCCCCGACGCTGGTCTGCTCAAGCTGGCGGATCAGGCGTGCGGATGTCCGAAGGAATAACGCCAGACCCTATTGCGGGCGGAACCGTGTCGGACAATCCTGTCTTCTGCCAGTCGACGAACGATCAACGGCGAGGGAGGCATCGATGACGATTTTCCAGGTGAGGCAGAACAGCACTCGTGCGGTCCTATGGACAGGACAGGCTGAAACAGCGGATCGAGCGCTCGAAGCGGCCGCTCAGGCCGCCGGTTACCACGGCTTTGAGGAACTGCCCGAAGCAGCGCGTGCCGATATGTCGGCTGAGGCGGTGACCGTCTGAGCGCACAGAAATGCCCCGCGCGGCAGTGCCGGCGGGGTTGAGTGAATCCCTTGGAGGAATGCCGGATCGTCGCAAGCAGCGGGCCAGCGGTGCCCCGAATATGAAAAGGCCCGCCTCGGCTAAGCCGGGCGGGCTGAAGTGGCGGCGGCCGTCCAAGCTGCCGGTCGCGGTGCAATAGCAGACGGTCGGGCACGAAAAAACCGCCGCGCCGGAGCCGGGCGGTTTGAGAGGGTCTACGCTTAGGGTGCTGGGTAGACGCACGGGCCGCGCGGCGGTTCCGGTCAGTCCCGAGGCGGCTGCATTTGCTGCGCGATGCCGGCGGCAATCACGCCAATCAGCACGCCGATCCCGACGTACATCAGCGTCTCGCCGGTATGGGCCCAGAGCATCAGCGCCTCCCTCGAGGCTGCCGGCCGTGATCGTCCTCCCATCGGTCCATCACTTCGGTGAACCGGGTCAGCGCGGCCGTCATCTGGCTGGTGTGCTGCGCCTCCTCGGAAGCGGTGTCCGCCACGATGGCCGCGGTCAGGCCGTTGATCGCCTTGGCTAGGTCCGCGAGCGCGATGCTGTCGAAAACCGCGGCGCCCGGCGTCGCCGCGACATCGCGAGCAACATCGGGCTTCAGCGCTTCGGCCGCTCGCACCTCTTTCCTGTACCCCCACCACTCCTTCATGAAGCCGGTCAGCGGGACCAGCACCACGGCGACCGCGCCCAGCAAGGCGATGACGATTCCCGGCCACCCATCAAGCTGCTGTGCTGCTGCCGGCACTGGCCCTTCTCCGTTTCCTGAAGCCGAAGGTGTCTTCCGCGGCCATGTCGCCGGCCGCCCGGCCCGATGAGTGCAGCTCGGCGATCGCGAAGACGGAGTAGATGCCGGCGCTCAGCGACAGCGGCGGGAAGGCCAGGGCGAACCCCAGCGCCATGGCGAGCCAGAACAGGAAGCCGCCCAGGCAACCGAGCGTCCGGACGAACGAGGTCTCCCGGCCGCGCCTGCCGTTGATGTAGAGGGCGATGACCCGGGCGCTGCCCACCGCCAGGGCGATCCAGCCGGCGGTCGGCTCGCTGACATAGGCGGTGATGATCCGGTACTGCGGGCCGACGAAGGTTGGCCACGGCATCAGGCAGATGAGGCCGACCACCCACATGATCACCGACAGCCAGATCTCGGCCCACCGGGTCTGGCCGTAGCGGACGGCCCGCCGAATCCGGGCGTCGATTGCGGGATCTGGGTCGTACTGTCTCATGGTGAGGATGCGGCACACGACTGGCGCGGACACGAGACGCGCCGCTGCGGGGATCTGGTAGGCCATGGGTTCCTCCTCGATGCAGGCGCAATCGGGGTGAGCCCCGGGGATGGGGTGGCGATCAGCGAGTCGCGCAGGCCGAGCGCCACGCGGCGTTCAGCGACCGCAGCCGGCGGCGGGTGCGCGGGTCGTCGGTCCGCGCGTACTGCACGGGCGAGGTCATCACCTGGCAGAGCCGAGCCGCCGGGACCGCCGGCGCGGCAAGGTCGCAGTGCAGGATTGCGAGCCCGAGGGCGAAGCCGATGCAGGTCATGTCTCATCGTCCGCGGTGAGAGGTACGGTCTGCCCGGCAAGGGCATGGGTGCAGTCGCCGAGGAACTGGATCTGACCGTCGCGCACGAAGCTGTGGCAGACGCGCTCGACCTTGTGCTGAGGCCAGGGAGCGCGTCGCCATTCCGCGATGTTCTCGGGGGTGACTTCCGGCTCCCAATAGGTGCCGGACACGAGAACGGAAGGCGTGAAGGTCGGCCGCTCGTGATCGCCGTTGAAGCCCCAGCAAGGAAGCGCGCCGTCCGGCACGACGCGGACGACGTGCATCGTGCTGCAGCCTGGGCAGTGGAAGCCGAGCCGGCCGCCCTCAAGCGAGCGCAGGACGCCGATACGGGCCATCACCTCGCCTCCGGAAACACGTCTGCGGGATCGTCTTCGCCGTCCGCAGCGGCGTCGGCCGCCGCGCGCGCCCGGGCCTCCTGCGCCTCGGCGACGAGCGTGGAGGCGTTCGCCTGCTGCGCCGCGCCGAGGTCGCGCTGATCCTGATCGTGCCGCAGGCTGTCGACCTCCTTCACGATGGCGTCCGAAAACGTCCGCGCGAGGAGGCCGAGCAGCGTGCTCAGCAGGGCTGAGAGGCTGAACATCAGCCGAGTGACCGGACTGGGTCAGCCGTGGTCGGGCCCACCGCCGTCGGCGTGGCGTGCGCGAGGGAGGCGTCCGGATCCTGCGGCAGCAGCGCGATGATGTGATCGCGGATCGCCGAGGTGCCACCGACCCACTTGATGAACCACTCCGGCGCGTGCTGGACGGCGTAGTTCAGCGCGTTGGCCAGGACGGTGCTGCGCACGTCGACCGAGAGCTTCATGCCCTCGGCCGCGCCCTGGACGGTGTTAAAGCCGAAGGCGATGGCTCGCTCGACGAGCTGCTGGGTCAGGATGCCCTTGATCACCGAGCCGGCGGCGGCCGGCAGGCGGCGACATGCGAACGCGATCAGGCCCATGACGAGCGAGACGACGATCTCCTGGATGCCGGCGGCATAGGAGGCCAGCCACGTGCCGAGCGGCACCGTGACGACGGCGGTGTCCGTGGCCGGCTGGGCGACGGTCGCGGCAGTTTGGGCGAGCGCGGGATGAGCGCCGAGACCGATGGCGGCGACCGCGAGCGCCACGGCAGCGAGCGTCAGCCCGGGCGCGCGGCGGGCTGCGCAGATCAGCGCGCCGATGAGCGCCAAGCCGAGCAGGAGCACCGTCACGCCGTGGCCGGCAGCGCGGGATAGGTCGAACGGCTGACCGGTCGCGGCCAGGGCTGGAGAGCAGACGCAGGCGAGCGCCAGCGCCGCGAGAGCGATGCGGTTCATGTCAGGTCTCGATTGTCGGGAGTGCGCGGCGGGCCCGGCCGGCTCGGGTCGAACTACCGCGGAATCCGCGGAGCTTGGGTCAGGCCCGCCGGCGGGCGGCGGCCTTCGCGGTGGGCTTGGCTCTCACCGCGGGGGCCTTCTTGAGAACCAACAAGGCTTGCTTCTCATCCGTGATGGGCGAAGCGAGCACAGCCGCGACGGCGGGCGCCGGCGGCGACCATGGCGTATCCGGGACCTTGCGCCAGAACGCGTACCGGGCCGCCAGCTTCGTGTCGTAGGCGTTCTTGCGGTAGCCCGGGCCGTTGTAGCCCATGGCGAACGCAGCCCAGCGGTGGTCGCGCAGCTCATCGTCGAGGTGGTTGGCGCGGATGAAGGCAACCGCCGCGGCAAGTTGCGCCTCCTCGCTGTCGAGGAAGGCCGCCACCATCTCGGCCGCGCTATCGAAGCCGGCCGCGACGTGGTTCGAGCCCATGATCTGCCCGAGCCCCCACGACGTCGCCTCAAGAGCGACGCGCGGATCGACCGCGAGCGCCTGGACGATGCGCGGGTAGCTGTCGGCCGGATACGGCTTCGTGCCCCACTTCGGGTAGGCGATCCCAAGCCGGACGAGCTCGGCGCGTGCGGCGCCCTGCGAAAGTGCGTACGCCCGGTGCGGCTCGTAGAGCGCTTTCGGGCGGCCCTTGCTGTCGAAGCCGCCGCCGGACGTCTCGACGTCGAGGAAGGCGTGAATTTCATCCTCACCGACGCCGATGCCGTGCCCGAGGCGCGGCAGATCCTCGTCGGCGAGTCGCTTCCCGATGCCCTTGAAGGCGCTCTCGCGCAGGCGTCGCAGCGCCACCGCGCTGGCGGTGTCGGTCATGTCGTCCTCACGATGTCAGGGGAGGAAGGCGCAGGAGGCCCAGGCGCTGACGCTAACGGCGCCCGGGCGCAGACAGATTTCGGTGGCCGTCAGCGCGACACGCTCACCATCTTGCCGAGCGGGACGATGGTCGCGGTGCCCTGAATCCTGCCGCCCTGATTGAGCCGATAGCCAAGATCGGCCACGCCAGGCGTGTTGGTCCCCACAGCGAAATCGATCGTGGCGCTTCCGCCCTGAGTGCTCGACTTCTGCGTGACGACCAGCGGGCCCGCCCCAGTGTTCGTCAGGAGGAACTCTTCATCGCGCACAAACCCGCCCACGCCCTGGATGACACCCTCAAGAACCAGATGGATCGAGGCAGAGCGGAACGGCGGCACCGTGACGTGGTAGGCATAAGCGTAGTTCGTCGAGCTGGACGTATCGATCGCTACCGTGTCCGCCCGATTGAGGAAGCCATACTCGTCAGCGAACGCCGTGCGGTTGTCCTGCAATGACACCGCCCCCGTGACGGTGTTTTGCCCGACGACGATGTTATTGGCGCCCGGATCCAGCTTGATCGGGAAGCCGGAGATCGAGCTGAAGTTGTTACCGGTGATTACTGCGCCAGAGGCGCCGGGACCCGCAAACCACAGGCCGGTGGGGCACCCGGCGAACTCGTTCCCAACGATCGAGATGTTGCCGAAAACTCCGGTGGTGCCGCCGGCGACCCGCTCAAACTTCATGCAGGCGGTGCCGCTGTTCTCGATCGAGTTGCCCGAGAACTGGAAATCCTGCGTCGCCGTGCCATCCGGCAGCTTCATGTGCCAGCCGATGTCGCCGCCCAGCCCCTTGAAGCCGAGCACCTTGAGGCCGCCGCCGCTTTCGTAAGAGACGAGATCGCCGGTCTTCGTGAAATTGTCGACCTTGACACCGAGCCACGTCCAGTCGCCGGCGTCCGAGTTGGCAATGTTGCGCGTGCGAATACCGATGTTCTTCGAGCCATCCACCGAGACGTTGTCGAGCTTGCCGGTGACGTTCGATTGGATGTCGATGCCCGTATCGAAGCCGATGATACGGGAGTCGCGCAGAACCGGCGATGAGCCCTGCTCGCCGGCGCCCATCTGAACGCCGACGCTGCCCAGCCCGTTGATGCCGACGAAGGTCAGCGGCAGGTTGTAGAGGCCCGAATAGTTTCCGATGAGCGTGGCGCACGCGCCGGCCGAGACCTTGCACTTCAGTCCCAGGGTCGCGCCGGCCCCGGACCACTGCTGCCCATTGCCGAGCGTCACCCCAGACCCGATGAGATAGCCAGGATGGCTGTCGAGGGTGAGTGATCCCCCGTCCTGCCCAGGCGTTTTTACGGCCGCGTTTGCGGCTCGCAGGGCAGCGGCATCGTCCGTGACTCCATCGCCGGTGACGGAGTAAGTAGCGGCCCTGCCAGCGTTCGGCGGGAACACGCTCTGCGCAAGAGGTCGCGCGGCGAACCCGGAAGCAGTCGGCGCAAGGCTCAGTCCGGAAAGAGGGCAGGCCCCGCCCGGCAGGCACACAATCCCGCCCTTCGTTTGTAGGGCCGTGGAGCCGTGCAGCGTGATGCTGTCCGCCTCCGGACGATACAGATCGACGGAGGGATATCGCGCAGACTTGCTCGCGTCCCAAGCCAATGCATGGCTCGACACTGCGGAGAAGAGCAGCGCCGGCACAACTAGCCTATGCATCATCGTATCTCCAGAAAACCAGCTGCGTTCGGTAGCGTCACTTGAAGTAGATCGTGTATGGCTTGCCGGCGGTGCCGCCGATTATTGTCACGATGCCGGTCGGAACCCGCGTGTCGTAAGTCACGGTCGCCCCGGGCGCGAGCATGATGGTCCCGACCCCGTTCAGCACCGCAGGGCGGTTGAAAGCGAAGCCGACGGGCGTGGTCGCGTCCGGGTTGTGGATCTGGAGAAAACTGCGGGTCGCACTCGCCTCGACCACGTTCTGCGACGTGTTCGCCGCGATTATCGTCCCAGAGGCGTCGGTGGTCGGCGCCGGCGAAGCGACCGAGACAGCATTCGATGTGCCCGGTGCTGTCTGGTCGATCCCGATCGAGCCAGAAATGGACCAGGGAGACGTGCCCTGGTCGACGGTAAATTTCGGCTGTTGCTGCGCGTCAGCAGCCACAGTCAGGCAGGCAAGCGCCGTCAGCGCGAGGATGAGCTTGCGCATGGATAGATTCCGATTTTGCAGGGGAGAGGTGGCCGGGGTGCTAGCCGCTCGTGACGAAGCAGGTGGTGCCGCTCGTCGAAAAGACGTTGAGTGGCGCGGTCGGCACCTTCCTGTCGTACCGGACGCTCTGGCCAGGCGCGAGGATGTGGCCCACGGCGGCGGTTGCTGCAGCTCCCCAACGGTAGGCCATCGGGTTCGGCCCGGTATTCGTGATCTCGATGAACTGGCGGGTCGGGTTGGCCGCCGCGGCCACGACATTCGCCCCAGCGGCGATCGGCGCCCCGCCATTGTCCGCCGTGATCATCGATCCAGCGACCAGGGCCCGAACAGCCTCGAGCTTGGACTCCGTCGCTGCCCCGTCCGGCAGAGGCAGAGCCGCCGCTGAGATCGGCTGAGTGACGGAGGATCCATCAACCTGAAGGCCGCCGTCCGCCGTCAGCGCGGATGGAAGCCGGTCGCGGATTGCGGTCAGGAGCGTGGCGAGCCCGGTGATCGACGCGAGCAGCCGGGCCAGCCGAGCGATGACCGAGCCGTCGGCGGCGTCTGACCCGGGATCATCGTCTCCGGGTGCACCGATGCCCGTCGCGATCGTCGCGAGGGCGGTATTCGTGGTGTCCTGGCGAGCGGCAGTCGAGGCGCCGTCCGGCAGCGACGAATAGGGCGAGATGGATGCGGTACTGGGCGGCGCGGCCAGCTTCGCGCCCGTCGTGACGTTGAACCAGTAGTTTGAGATCGGATCGCCGGCGTCGCCGTCCGTCACTACGAAATGATCGAGGTAGTCTCCGGACGAGAAGCCGGTCCCGTCCGCGGTCGCGCGCCACGTCGAGCGGGAGATCACCAACCCGCTGTCGTAGTCCGGTCGGGCGCCAGCACCGGGCGGCGAACCTGCATTGCCGGCCACGTCCGTCCAGGTGATCGTGCCTCCGCTGTCCACCCGGATGAAGCGGACCCCGGTGTCGTCGGCCCAGATGGTTTCCGAGCGCTGCGCTTTGACCGCGTCGCGGATCTCGGTCAGGCGCGTGATTCCAGTGTCCTGCTTGCTCTCGCGAGCGGCGTCCGGCGGGAGATCGTTGATCCCGTCGTCATACTGGATCACCAGCGGATCCGCCGGCACCATGCCATTCGTGTTGAACGACAGCGTGACGACGGAACCCGAGACGTTGGAGGCGACGAGGTCGGGGACGATTGGGCTGTAGATGAGCTGCCCGGTCCTGGCGTTCGCGACGCCGAACAGGCGCCGGAGCTCGAAGTTGGGCGTGCCCGAGAAGTCGAGCGTCCGGTTGGCCGGGTCGAACACCGGGCGGGTGGCGATGGGCTTCTTCATCTGACCGTCCCTCAACCCAGCAGGAGTGCGCTGGCGGCGTAGAATTTCTTGGCGTCGGCAATGGCCGCGGCCATGTCCTGGCGGATGATCGCCTCGCGGGCGTCGGTGTAGGAGGCCGCATCCGGCACGCTGACATCGACGATGATGCTCTGCTCGAGCACAGAGACGTCGAGCACAGTGTCTCCCGGAGCGCCTTGGCCGGGGCCGATCACCTGCACGGCACCGGTAACGTAGGTGCGCCGATCTCCGGGCACTGGGACGCGATAGAGCGACCAGATCACGCTCTGCCCGAGCAGCCTGCGCGTCTCGGCGGGCGTGAACTGCCGAACGAGCTCCGTCTTGTCCGGTCCGACGATCAGCGCGAGCCGATCGCTGTCGAAGGCATCCGAGGTCGTAGAGACGATTCGACCCTTCGCCCAATCGAGTGAGACGACGAAAGCCTCCCCCGCGGCGAGTTGGAGCGGTAGGCGATTGCCCCCGTCCGTCGTGTGTAGGCGAATGGTCAGCGTGAGAGAGTCCCCTGCAACGATCTGCAGGGGAACGACGGCGGGCTGCATAGGGGATCTCCGTCAGGCGTCGGGCGTGATCGCGAGCAAGCCCTTGTTCAACCATGGCGTGCCGGCATCCGGCGGCGGCTCCGTCGGGAGCATGCCCCGCAGCTTGCCCGGAGTGGTCAGCATGTCGACGATGGCCGCGGCGGTGAGCTCCTGAGCCTGCTGCACCACGAGGCGGGCCACGGATTGCACCATGGCGGCGGTGGCGACCCGGGGGCTGTCCTCGTCGGGTTCGGGGGTTGTCGCCAGTGCCTCGCCGAGGTTCGGCCGCGCGAGGAGGTCGGCGATCGTCTTCGAGAGCAGCGCCTCGGCCTCATTCTGGAATCCGAGCGGGAACGGCACCACCACCTCCACGAGGTAGGGCTCGATCCGCGGCACGAGCGCCACGGACGGCGCCGGCAAGACGTTGGCAAGGCCAGCGGCCATCTCAGTCCTCCAGGGCTACGGTGCCGGTCAGGAACGGCACCGGGGCGCCGTCCGGCATCAGCAGGCGGATGCGGGTCGCGATGGGCTGCACGGCTCCCTCGAGTTCCTCCACACGCGCGGCGGAGACCGGGAAGCTGATCACGCCCGAGCGAGGGTCGATGCTCAGCAGGCGGTCGGGCGCGTCGAACTGCGTCCGGACCTCCTGTCCGGTGGGCCATTCGACCGTCCATTCGATCGTGACGCCCGGCACCGGCAGGCGCCGGACCTCGCCCGTGCGCGGATCACGACCATGAAGGATGACGCCGAGATACGCCGTCCCGCCGCGGGGGAATCGGAAGTCGTAAGGAGCCGGCCTCATGGCGTCACCGCGGGGATGCCGTTGTTGTTCCAACGCTTCCCTGACCCTGGCGGCGGCTCCGTCGGCAGGCTCGCCATCCAGGTCTCGTACCCGCTCTCCAGCATCCCGGCGACGACGTCAGATGCCACCACCTCGCGCACGAACACCGCGCCATCGCAGACGAAGCTGTCGGCATCAGCGGCAAGTTGCGCCGATGTCCGCACATACCGGCCGCCGCCACCATCGCCGGCGAACTTGCGGCCGAGGAGCTCGACGACCTGAACCCCGGCCGGGATGACGGCATAGGCAGCATCGCCTTTCGATCCGAAGGTGAGCTTGCTGGGCGTGCCGGCCTCGCTCTCCAGCACCTGAAGACGAGCCATGAGATCGGCAGATTCCAGCGCCGCGAGCCGCGCCTCGAAGTTCGCGATCGGGGGCGCCAGGACGAACGCCCCGGTCACGTCTTCGACGCTGAGCACCTCAACGTCGGTCAGGGCGTCCGGCCCATACATCGCAACGATGGGCACTATGAACCGGGCAGATGGAGGAGCCTGGAAGGCTGCACCGAGGCCGGCCGATCGAGCGATCAGCGCCTCACATTCCTGGCGGCCGTTGGCAGTCACCAGCGACGGATAGGTCCGGACCGGCACGACCGCGCCCAGCACCCGAAGAGACTGGTCGAGGTAGAGGATCCCGCAGACCACGGCATCCCCCGTCGGATCCGCCGGATTGCTACGACGTTGGACCACGTAGCGGCTGCGATACAGACGCCCGGGCTCCAGAGGGTAGGCGTCGCGCGCGGCTACGATGCCCGGCCCGGACACACGAACGACCGGGCCGTTATCACCAGTCGCCAGCATCTGCGGCGGCAGGAACGGTAGGAGCGGGCGGGGTCCGCCGAGGATCGCGGGATTGGCCGTGAAGGTGTAGCGCAGCGGCGCAGTCCCTGGGCGCCCCGCCGCGGACAGCAGGTCGAACCGCTGGCCGGCGATCAGCGACTGGAGCGCCGTGACAGCGTCCGAGAGAGCCTTGTCCTGCTTGGCGCCGCCCGAATTGATCAGTGCCTCCAGATCCGACACCGCGTCGGCCAGAGCCTGCGCCTGTGCCTGGATCGCATCAGAGCGCGCCTTCTGCTCAGCCGCGTCGCCGCTCGTGCGGGCCGTCGTCTCAGCGTTCAGCGCCTCCCGCAGCGAATCCCCGAGGTCGCTGATCGCCCGGCGAATTGGCTGGATCGCCGTGGCGATCGCATCGTTGCGGGCATTCGCCTCGGCGTTGATGCCATCCTGCCGGGCGCGTCCCTCCGCCTGATCACCGTTGGCACGATCCTGTGCGAGGCCCGTGTCCGCCGCTTGGCGAGCGCGAGCCTCAGCGTTGACCGCATCCTGCGTGTTCGCGAGGGCCTGCTGCAGGTCAGCGATCCTAGACGCCGCCGTATCGACGGCATCACACACCGCCTGAAGGCTGGTGTAGAACGATGCTGGGCTGCTCGGATCTGGCCGTGCGACCATGCTAACCTCGCGTCAGACGGTGAAGCGCATCAGACGAAGGCCTCGATGAGATCGAGGGTCACGTCCGAGAGCGGCGAAGTGGTCATGTCGAAAGCCGCCGTGTCGCCGTCTGCGAGTCGCATCAGGCAGCGAGGGGCATCGAAGGACACCGGGGTGCCGGCGCCGTAATCGGCTCGGAGCCACGGGCGGACGGCGATATCGACGACACCGCTTGGCCCCGGATCCGAAACCGGGCTGACGATCACGTGCAGACGGTCACCGATCGACAGGTACTGCCCCCGCTTCACCGTTCCGCCGCGGGCCTTGCTGATCCGGATCGTCGTCGCGTTCATTGCCGCATCGGCCGCGAGAGCGAAACTGATCGCACCGTTTGTGTCCGGGTTGACCGAGAAGCCTGGGCTGACCGCTGCGTTGCGCGCGGCTACGTCCGGGGTGATCGGCTGCCCCGTGATCGGGAAGACGTTCCAGGGCTGGCCCCGATAATCGTAGGGCCCGATCAGGAACGGTGTGCTCTGACCGGCAAGTCCCGCGATGAAGCCTCGCGCCTCGAGGTAATCGTCATCGTCGAGTAGGTGGAACGTCATCTTGGCGCGCCAGCGGCTCGTCGGGCTCGCCACGAATTGCTGCGCACCCTGAAATGACTGGCCGCCGCTGCGGGCAGAGTTCTGCAGGCTCCAGTTCTCTGTCGAGCACCGGAGTCGCGTCGGGAACAGCTCGGCCATCAGTTATAGGTGTCCGGCAGTGGCGGGCGTTGACCTTCCTCGGACGGATCCCAGGCGTAGGCCGAAGCGTCGAGGCTGATCAGATCGAACTTCACGCCGGTGAGCGCATTGCCGGCCATCAGGATTGAGCCGCGCATGATCGCGAAGGTCGTGTTGATACCGAAGGACGGCAGATTCAGGATCACGGTCGGCTCGCCGAATGCCGGCAGGGCGGAGGGCGACAGGCGCAGACCGGTGAGCCGGAACCGCGGGTTGCCCTTCGCCATCGCGATCTTCGCGAGTTGCCGCGACTGGCGATGCGAAGGCGCTCGGACGAAGCTATTCTCTGTCTCGATTACGCCCTGGATCGTTTGGGCTGCGACGTCATCCCAAGGGTCACCCTCGGTCGGCTGATAGTCGTGGAAGGGCGAGAGGTAGGTGTGCTTGATCCGCGTGAAGGTGTTGTAGGCCTCGTCACCCTCCTCGAGCTGATCCCAGCCGAAGATCATGCTCTCGTCGATGGTGAAGGTCGGCGCCTGCCAGCGGCCGCCCCGGACGGCCACCAAACCGCCAGCGTCTTGGTAGAGCTCACCGTCCATCGCCGCGAGGAGGCGACCCAGCACGTCGGATCGCTGCTCGGAATAGTCGTAGCTGCCCCAAGACCGGTAGCGCATCTCGGAGGTGGCGCCGTTCGGATCTGGCGTGATCAGCGGCACCATCTGATCGCAGACATCTGCGAGATCCCGGAAGCTCTGGAGGTTGATCTCCGCGAGCGCCAGGCCGTAGCCGCTCTCGTGCGTCAGGTAGTCGAGCAGCAAGATCGCGGCGTTGTCCGTGTAGGCGTAGCCACCCGTCCGCGGGTCGTAAGAGGGCGCGCCAGCCACCAGCAGCCGAACGTCTGGCGCGCCTTCGGGGAAAACTTGCGTCCCCTTCCGCAGAGGGTTCGCCACCGTCACCGTGTAGCAAAGCCCGTTAAGCTGCATACTCGCGTTCCAGTAGGGCAGCTTCAGCAGCGCGGCAGAGGCCGCCTGATTGTCGGCCCCGTTATGGGCCTCAATCGCCACCTTCCCCTGATAGGCGCTGTCCGGAACGATCCCGCCGACCTGACCGGTCAGGCTCGTTTTCACGTCGCCGAAGTAGTACTGCAGGATGTTGACCTGACCCACACAGTGGATCGCCCCGCGATAGAGCGTTCGGATCTTGTCGTCGTCCCCGCCCTCCATCTTCACCGTTTCGAGGGCGAAGATCACGCCGCCCATCATGCCTTGGCCGAGCACACGGCGGCGCGGCGCCACGGCCTGCCGGACCGTGATCTGGGCGTTGTTCTGCTTCTCGGCCCCGAGGAGCGCCTGGGCGCCGTACTGCAAGCCCAGAGCGCCGACGGTCAGCGCGGTGTAGCCGACGATCTCGCCCGCCGTGATGCCGGCGACGATGATCTCTCCCGCGAGCGCCTGCCCGAGGATAGCCGCTCCGACCGCCGCCGGCATCAGACGCTCCAGGCCACGACGGTCGGGTACTGATCGACCGCGATGCCCTCGGGGCTCTTCACCGCCCAGCCGATGCGGCAGCGGACGGCGAACACAGGCCCGACCACCGGGTGCTCGACGAGGCCGACGTCGCCCGGCCGCGGCGCATCCGTCGTCGCGAAGCCGCACCCGGCCATCAGCTTGCGCGCCATCGCCTCGAAGCCGCCGAGGCGCCGGACGTGCCGCATCGCGCCGAGAGCCGTCCGGTAGCGACCGCGGAGGCTCGCCGCAGGGTCGACGCCGCGGGTCTTCCGACACCAGTCCGCCATGAACAGCGAGCAATCGATCTCGCCCCAGACGAACGTCGCCCCGGCGCCGGCGCGCAAGAAGGCGCTCAAGTCTCGCTCTCGGGGATCTCGGGATTCCAAGGCCGTCTCCGGTTGATCATCTGCGGAATGTCGAACAGGCCGTTGTCGCCGGGGTAGCGGCGCTGCTGGTCGGCGTGTGTGAGGTTGCCGAAGGGTGGCAGTCCGCGGCGCGAGAACTTGGTCTCGGCGGTGAGCTGCGCGGTCCAGGTGTTGGCGTCCGCAGCGCTATGGATCAGGCGGTCCATCACGCCGCGGTAGAGCGTGTAGAGCCCGCCGAGCGGCACGAGGCCGGGCCCGTAGAGCTGAAGGTAGACAAAGCAGTCCCGGCCCTTCACCTCCGCCTTGGCGTTCACAACGTCGTTGGCGATCTCTGGGCCGACGCCGCTGAGCGTGAAGGTCACGAGTGGCGCGACGCCTCCGACGGCGCTCTCGATGTCCGAGACCGAGCCGAGGCCGCCCATGCCCTGCCAGGTGAATCCGCCAGCCGCGAGCGGGCCGAACCCGCCGTGCACCCGCTGCGGCGCCGTCTTGAAGTCGAAGAACGCGAGGATCTCCGCGGTGATCGTGTCACCGCACAGAGCCGCCGCGCCGGCTGCATCAAAGATGCCCATCAGCTGACACGGCCGAAGCGGCGCTGAGCAACAGCCTGCCGCTGCACCATCGTCCGGTCACGGGCGCTGTTGTTCATCTGCAGCGCCTGGAAGATCGAGGCCTGAACCTGTCCTTGCGTGAGCGAAGAGCCACGAAGATCGAGATTCCAAGTGTCGCCGGCGCCCTGGGGCGCAGGCGTGTTCACATTCGCTGCCGGCACGGGCGGAACCGGGCCAGAGATCTGCGGCATGGCCACGAACCCGCCATCGGCGTAGCCGCGCAGCCCGCTGATCCCGTCGAAGAAGCTCCGCCCGTAGCTCTTCACCACGTGCGCCGGCATCACATACTCGCCAGCATGGACGATGCCGGCCGGCTGGTACTTCCCGCCGTCGCCCGTGTAACCGCCCTCGGCAAACCCGAAGAGCTTGCTGAGCGGCCCGCCACCGCTCTTGAACAACGAGCCCACCAGCGAGTCGAGGACACCGCCCAGGAGCCTGTCGCTGATCCTGCTAAGCGCGCTGCTGAAGGCCTTGGCCGCGTCACCACCATGCGACAGCGCCGTGGCGAAGTCGGTGGCCGCGCTGGTGAGGGTGGACCGAGCGTCCGTCAGGTACTGGTTCTGCCGAGACTGGTCGATCACCGCGACGGCGGCCGGCGAAGTGGTATCGCCCACCGTGGACCGGGCGCGGGCGAAGGCGCTCTGATCGTAACGGTCGCGCCCGAGCTGCTCCCGGTCGAAGCCGATGTCACTGGCGAACTGCGTCAGCCGCACCTGCTGCGCCGCGGTCGCCGTCTGCTGAGCCAGTCCCTTCACCGAGGCGGCCAGCGCGTCATTCGCCGGCACGCCCGCGTCGAGGAGGGCGTTGTAGCGCCGGGACGCCTCGGCCGCAGCCTCAAGCGCCAGCCCGTTCTTCCCATAATTCTGGGTCATGTTCTGGAGCTGCTGCTGCTGATCGCGCAGCGCCCGCTGGTACTGGTCCTGCTCGCGGATCTGCGCCCCGGTGGACGGGTCACCCATCTGGCCGGCCCGCCGGAGCACGTCGGCGGCATAGGCTTGGTTCGCCGCCGGGCTCTGGCTGCCATAGTAGTTCTGGATCGCCTTGTTCAGGTCGCCGCCGGCCTGATCCAGCTTCATTGACAGCACGCCCGCGATGCCGGCGGCCCCCTGGCTGGGGTCGGTGCGATCGAACGTCGGCGGCAGGTAGCCCAGACGAACAGCTTCCCGGGCCGTACCAACCGTGACCTGACCGAGGCCATAGGCGGTCGATGCCGGCAATCCGGTGCGGGGATCGATGACCTTGGTCTGCCCGATGTTCGGGTTGCCGCTCGACTCCTTGTCCGCGATGCCGGCGATGATGTTGGCCGGGATCCGCCCGAACTGCTGGGCCGCGCCGATGATCTGCTGCTGCACCGCCGCCGACATGCGCGAGAAGGCGCCACCGATCTGATTCTGCTGGAGGGTGGTGTTCTTCTCCAGGTTCTGGAACAGAAGCTGCCGCTCGGTCTCGATCGACTGCATCTGCTTCTCGAACGCGGACTGATCCGTGTTCGTGGAGGCGTTGCGGAGGGCGTCGAGGCGCTTGTTGGCCGCGTTCTCGTTGATCTGGGCGGCAGTCTGCCCCTCCTGCGTGAAGCCGATGGTGCGCTGCTGGAACTGCGCGGCCCGGATCGCATCGGCATAGGACGAGCCGCCAGCCTCCATGTCCGCGCGAAGCTGCTTGGCCTGGGCGAGCAGCCCCTCCATCGCGCGCCGGGCGTTGCCTTGCTCGTCAAAAGGGATCTTCGAGAGGTTCGTGGCGATGTCCTTGGCCTGATCCTCGATCCGCTTGAGCTGCTCGCTGAAGGGGTTGAGCGACTTGACGATCTCACCGATGCGCAGGCTGGTCTGGTTCGCCTGGGCCTGCGCGCTCGCCGCCTGAAGCTTCCGCTGCTGCTCGAGCAGCTTTTCGAGCTCCGACTGAAGGGCCGGTCGGGTGCTGCTGAACCGCTCCAGGAAGCCCGGCGGAGTGGCCAGCACCTTCTGCAGATCCGCGATCTTGGTCTCCAGATCGCCGCCGGTGACGAAGTGGTCGACGGCCTGGCCGACCCGGTCGAAGGCGTTGGAGATGGTAGCGCCGGCCGCAGCGGTCACTCGCGCCCAGCCGCTCGTCAGCTCCGTCGCGCTGGTGAGCCCCGTCCGGTAGGCGTCGAGGAGCGCCTTCTGCGCGCCCAGCCGATCACCCTGCGCGGCGAGGCGCTGGATGTTCTCCCGGGTGGTGTCGTTCAGGACCGCGAGCTGCTTGTCGAGGATGTCGGCGCCGCGGGCCGGATCCGCGAATGCCTCAGCGAGTGCCTTGGTCGCGGAGGGCACGTCCTGACCCGTGGTCGCCGCATAGTCCTTCACTGACCCGATCAGGCCACCGTACACCTCGGTGCCGATCTTGCCCGTGGCGGCGAACTCGCCCGCCATCTCCCGTGCCGACCGGACCGAGACATTCCCAGCGGCGGCGCTGGCCGACGCGATGGCGTTGATCTGGCCGACAGTGGCCCCCGAGGCGCGACCAACGCCGGTGAGGTTCTGCGCCAGCGCCATCTGCGTCGAGGCGTAGGACTGGAATGCAGCCACGCCAGCCAGCACCGCCGTCGTCACGACACCGAACGCGCCCCCGACGAGCCCGATCCGCGTCGCAAGGCTGGACGCGGCCTCACCCGCCTGGGTGAAGGCGCCCCTGATGCTCGCTCCGCCCGGGCCACCGAACACCTGCGCGATCTGCGGTCCCTGCTGGAACGCAACCGTCGACAGGTTGCTGCCGCTGCCGATCGAGGAGACGATGTCGCCCGCCTGATAGGCCAGGTTCTGGACCTGATCGGCACGGAGTCGGCGGTTCTCGTTCGCAGCGGCAGGGGCGCCGCCTCCACCGAGCGCGCCAAGGCGCCGGCTGGCCTCGATGTTCTCCAGCACCTTGGCGCCCTGGTCGCCGAGCCCGCGCCACGCCGCCTGAATGTCCCGGGCCGATCGCTGTGCTGCCGTCGCGACCGTCCCGTAGCGCTCCTGCAGCATTGTGATGGTGCGGGCGTGCTCCGTCGCCGAGATGGCAGCCTGCTCGAAGGCGCGATCAACCGTCCGCGTGGCTCGCTCAAGCATCTGCTGCTGCCGAACCATCGGGTCGATCTTGGCCAACAGCCGGTCATAGGCGCCCGCGGCGCTCAGCGTGCGGCGGCTGGCGACCTCCGTCGTGACGCTGGCGGCCTCCGCGGCATCGCCCATGCGGGTCTGCGCGGCGGCAACAGCATCCGCATCGGAGCGCACCTTCTCGGCGCCCTCGGAGCGGTACTGCACCGTGATCCGGCGGATGGATTCGATTGTCGGCATCAGGGATCCGTGCGAATCCGCGTCAGGCCGCGAGGGAGAAACGCATGAAGTGGGTCCTGCTGTGGGTCACGTTGGCCGGGAACGGCACGGTCACGAGCGGGTCGGCTGAGTTCGACACCGTGGATGCCTGTTTCGCGGCCCAGCGGGCATACGGCGGGCTGACCTTCGACGTGGGGCAAAGCCGGCTGGCCTCGCCGTCCACGGAGTCGACCTGCGTCAACACCGGGACAGGCGAGAAGCGCAGCGCGATCAAGCCTCGGTCGTAGAGGCGGGCTTCTTGGCGTGCTTCCGGAAGAGGCCGCGGAGGCCCTTCACGTCCGTCATGGGGGTCTGGTTCACGATCTCATTCGGGCCACGCGGGACCCGCTGGCCGAGGTACTCCGCATCCATCTCGCGCATCACGGCGAGGAACCAGGCGTAATCGTCTGGGTCCACGATGCCGTGGTCGCGAGCGAAGGTTCTGATGGATGTCGCTGGGATCCGGCCCTCGGCGCCAAAGCCCAACTGCCGGTCTGTGGTAAGCTCCCAGAAGGCGTGCCAGAGGAACTCGGCGCCGGAGATCAGGAGCGGGCGTTCCAAGTATTCCTCTGGCAGCGGGTGCCCTTCAGCCTCTAACCGGCGGATGTGCTTTGCTTGCGGCGCCCACTCGGTTTGCCACCGGAGGCAGGCGAGGAGTTTCCCACCACGGCCTCGACCCGGTCCGACTCGGCCTCCTCGACCTCGCCGGCGGCGAAGGCGACAGCCTCACGAAACGGCCGGAGGTCCGGATCCAGCAGGAGATCCATCGCCTGCTCCTTCGAGAACGGGAGCGGCTTGTCGTTGTCGTCGGTCAGCCCATCCCAGTCCACCAGGATGTGCTCGACCATGCCGCGGAGCAGGAGGGTGTCGCGAGCCTTCTGCTTGAGCGCGCCGTCGCGCCGGCCGCCCTCACGCTGATCGCGCGGCACGGCAGCCACCTCGCGCGCCATGAACGCGGCATAGTCGGAGTTGCTGAAGCCGCGGACCCGAAGGCGGAGATCGCCCATGCCCGGTATGTCCTTGACCCAAGCCCCCTGCTCGGCGCGAGTCGAATTGATCTTGAGGCTTGAAAGTTTCATGCGTCACCTATGCTCGTCGGGGAAGCTCCCGCGGCCGGGTGGTCAGCCCGACGCGCGAGGATGGTGAGGGCGATCAGGTCGGGTCGACCTCCACGATCGCGGAGTCGATTCCGAGCGTGAAGGCGCGGCGAATTACATTGTCCGAGCTGCCGACGTTACCGCGCTTCGACATCACCAGGGCGCGGAAGTAGTCGATGCCGTCGGTGCCGGTTGGGGTCAGGCGATCCGGGTAGACCACCTTGAACGCGAACTTGTTATTGGTCGCCTCTGCCGCGATCAGAGCCTTCTGGCCAGCATCGGTAGCGACACGAGCCACGGTGAGGGCGAGATCGCCCGCGTCGCGGATGCCCTTCGCCTTGCGCTGACGGCCGTCGTTGAGCGAGGCGAAGTTGACGGTGCTCGACTGATCACCGAACTCGCCGAGGCTCTCGACCATTCCGACCTCGACCCAGCTACCGTCGGGAATTGCTTCATATTCGGTCTGTGTGTCCACGGTCGGCAGAACAGCAGGCCCGATGAAGATTTTCGAACCAGTTGCGGTGGTGATATCGCCTGCCATAACTCTCTCCAGAGATCAGGCCACTGCGGGCCTCGAAGAACCTCGCCCGCAGCGAGGATCACAGCACCGGCTCAGGCGTAGAAGCCCGCGTCGTCGGTGAAATAGAAGTGGTAAGGCACGCTGAACGACACCGGGAAATAGTTACCCTGATCGTTGCGATCGTCGATGATCGGCGTTGACGGCACCCAGGTCTGCACGCCGTCGAACTTCTTGCTGCGGAAGATTGCAGCCAGCATGTCCGTGAGCCGAAGCCCATCCTGCACGCCGAGTCCGCGCTGCGCGTTCACGATCAGGCGGATCGTGCCCTCCTCCCGGTAGTGCCGGGCGGCCAGATCCATCTGCGTGACGTTTGCGATCGGGTATTGCACTTCGGCGAACACGCTGCCGTCCTCGGGCACGTCACCCTGGAGGTTGATCCCGAAGACCGGGCAGCCCGGCAGGTTCACCGCGGCGCGCGCCAGGATCATCTCCGGCGAGCCCCACAGGGTATCGAGCCGATGCTCAACGGCATCGACGACGGCCTTTTGCGGCATGGATCAGGCGGCCTTGAACTCGGTGCCGTCGGCGAAGGTGATACTCGCGACGTCCATAATGACGCCCGACCCGGGGTCGATCATCTGAAAGTGCGGCCGGCCCTCCACCTCAAATTCCATCAGGGCGAGCCGCAACTCGACGCGGATCAAATCATCCGCCCCGAATTCAGGAATGGCGATCCTCTCGACACCATGGACCTCGGCGCCGCTCTCGGCATCCACCACACGGGTGCCAAATCCCATGCCGCCTTGCGAGGCGACCTTCACAGACTTGATCATGGCTACCTGCCCGGGTCGATGATGATGGCCGGCTGACGGGTCAGCCAGTCGGAATGCCGGTCTGGCCGTCCGCCGCGGACGCGCCGTGCGAGCGCTGCGGCCGAAGCCGTCTGCGCCCACGCCCCAACAGCGCCGGCCGGCAGGGAGCGGTAGCCGAAGCCGACATAGGCGACGTTGCCGTAGCGCCGCTTCGCCAGGACCGCGACGCCCTCATAGACACCATCCGGCGCCTGCGGGCTGAGGCCGCGCTCGATCTTCCTCGCATATGGAGTAGCGTTGACGACGGCGTACTGCTCGGCCGGCGGCGGGTTGTACGGATCGGTGAACTCGACACCGTCCGCGAACCACACGTGGCTCTCGTTGTAGCGAGTGCCCGCCGCCTTCGCCCGGCTACCCACCGGCGAATGGATGATGAGTTGCTCGTCCACGTACTGGATCACGTCGAGCAGCAGGTGGAATTCGAAGGCGACGATGCTGTTCGCCTTCACCCCGGACAGGTCGGTGCGCTGGGCGCCGTCCACGAAGGTGTCATGCGTCGGGACGTAGCCGAGGGCGGCCTTGTTGGTCGCCTCGGCCTCCGCCAGTGCCTGCTGCGCTGTAGCCCGAAGCTGCTGCGCCTGCGCCTCGTCGGACAGATCCTCTCTCAGGATTAGCGCGATGTCCCTCTCAATCGGGTCGATCTTGGTCGAGGTGCGAGCCGTCGCCATCAGGCGCCGCTCGCCTGGATGTCGTAGGCCAGTAACTCGCCCCCAACCCGGTGAGTGCTGTCGTCCACCGCTTCGACGGTGAGGGTGCGCCCACGAATGACGAGTCGGTCCGTCGAACCGTTCTTGATCGGCACCGGGAAAGCTGCAGCCGCGACGTCCGGCGCGAACAGGAACACCCGGCGGTTGCCCTGGATCACGCCGCTGGCGAGTTCGTCGGGCTGGAAGCCAGTGACGATGGCCCGGACCTGCGCGTCAATCGGTGCGCCCTGGCCGAGGCGCCGCAGCGTGATCATCTCGCCGCGGCCGTCCATCAGATCCTCGTAGAGGTCCGCCGTCAGCGCGCTCTGCACCTCGATATCGAGATCGTCCTCGGTCCGGGCAGGCGTCTTCACGGTGATGATCTGGAGCACCGCGTCGCCCATCCGCACGCGGTCGCTGGTCTTCAGCGTGATCGCGAGCTCGCTGTTGCGGACCGTCAGCCGGCCGCTCTTGCCCCAGAGCTGAAGGCCGCCGTAGCTGATCGTCGTCGGGCGCTCGAAGCTGTACGCGGCCCACTGCCAGTCGCCGTAGGCCTGATACTCTCCAGCGACGCGGCGCAAGAACTGCACCTGCTGGTTCATGGGGCCGGCAGCAGCGGGCATCAGCGGTTCACCGCGTAGACTGCGACCGGGATGGAATAGGAGGCGCCGATCCCGAGCGCCGGGACGCTCAACACCGCCCGGAAGGTGTTCGCCGCCGTCGGCAGCGCGTGATGGACGGCGTAGCCCTCAGGCAGGCCGGCCGAGGTGGTCGGGTAGACCTCGAGGACGTCGGTAGTGAGCACGCCCGAGCAGGCGATGCCGGTCTTCGAGCGGATCCCGGATGAGACCGAGATCAGCATCGTCTCGCCGATTGTGGCGTTGCAGACGAAGACCGAGGCCTTCGGGCCGGCCGGACCGGTCAGCCCTTGGGGGCCTTGCGGTCCGGCGTCGCCTTTCGGGCCCGTGGCGCCGGTTTGACCCGTGGCGCCCGTGTCGCCTTTCGGGCCGGCCGCTCCGGTTGCGCCGGCGGATCCAGCAGGGCCTGCAGGTCCAGTGCTGCCCTGTGCGCCTGCGGGGCCGGCGGGTCCAGCCGGGCCAGTTGCACCAGCAGGGCCGACATCGCCTTGCGGACCCTTGGCGCCGGTCGCGCCGGTTGCTCCTGTGGCACCCGTGTCTCCCTTCGGGCCTACTGCTCCCGCAGCACCCGCCGCTCCTGTCGCTCCCACCTGTCCAGGAACGCCCTGGCTCCCTTGAGCGCCAGCCGGACCCATAGGGCCGGTCGCTCCATCCGCGCCTGCATCTCCAGCAGGGCCAGCCGGGCCTTGAAGCCCGCGATCGCCCTGAGGGCCTCGCGCGCCATCTGCGCCCGCTGCGCCGGCGTCACCCTTCGGACCAGCATCGCCCTTGGCTCCTACAGCACCCGCAGGCCCTGCCGGGCCAGTGGCTCCGGGATCCCCCTTCGGACCAGCCGCGCCGTTCGCGCCGGGGCTTCCCGCCGGGCCCGCTGGACCGGCGTCTCCGCGCGGGCCGGGGGCACCAGCAGGTCCAGCCACACCATCGACGCCGTCACGGCCAGGAGGCCCAGCCGGGCCGACAGGTCCAGGGCCACCGTCTGCGCCTCGAGCGCCTGCTGCGCCCACATCGCCAGCGGGGCCGGGCGCGCCGGGCTGTCCTGCGTCACCGGGGTCTCCCTTCGGACCGGGCGGACCGGCGGGACCTACGGGGCCCTGGACGCCCTTGAAGCTGTAGCCGATCGGCCGAGCATCGGCGGTACTGGCGATGCCGAGCGCGAGACACAGCGCGATTGAGAGCAGCGCACGCATCAGCCGCCGCTCACGCCGTAGTGCATCTCGGGCGTGCAGGTCGCGCCGGGCGCGCCCACGGTCATCGCCGAAATGAAGTTGGGCCGGCTCGTGCCCATCGTGGCCTCGGTCCGCGCGAGGTAGAGCACCCCAGTGTCCTCGGTGACGGCGTCGCCCGCGCTCATCGTGCCGAGCAGCCGGATGTCCACGTCGCAGGGGTTCACGATGCGGTAGGTGGTGGCTCCGACCGGGCGGTTGATCGGAAAGCTCTTGGGGGTCGGGCCGATGTCCTTCAGCCGTATCGGCGCCGAGTGCAGCCGGCGGAACGGCATGGTCATCGCCGGCAGCGGGTTGTCGACCGTGTAGCCGCCCGGCGGTCCCTTGTAGGGGATCTCCTGGGCCATCAGCAGCGGCACCAGCAGCGCAATGGTGACGGCTTTCCACGTCCTCATCTCGCACCTCTGCATCAGCCGGCGATCGCCGAATGGTCAGGAGTGGTTGGGGCTGACCCGGAAGCGGCCGGCCAGGGCCTTGAGCCCGTACTCGATCTCGCGCGAGACGGTCCCGGTGGCCTCGCGGTTCGCGTACCACTGCCCGACCAGCAGAAGGATCGACTGCTTCAGCGGCATCGGCACATCGGCCGCGCTCGCATGGCCCGCTGTGAAGGTGACGCGATAGGCCAGCGGATTGACGGGGGCTGCCGCGAGATCCGGCGCCGCGGCCGCCAGCCGGGCGATGACAGCGAAGTTGTTCTCGGTCGCGACCACAAAGGCGCCGGTCGGCTCGACCTCGTAGGAGCCGCCGGCGAGCCGCGCCACGCTGACAGAGTCAACGTCCTCAACCGGCCGCAACGGCACCTCGGCCGTCACTTGGATGCCGGGGAGGAACGCCTCAAAGGTCTCGGCGAGGAGGCAGTAGCCGTTCAGCCAGCCGTCCGGGCCGTGCAAGAAGTCGAAGCCGGTGACGATGAGGTCCGAGATCAGCTCGTCCTCACTCGCGTGCCGCACGCGCAGGTGCGCCTTCGCCTTCTCCAGCGTGACGACCTCGAGCTTCGCCTCAGGCGTCAGCGGATCGGAGATGCGACGCACGTCCACGTCGTCGCCTCACTTCGTCTCGTAGCCGCGGCGAGCGCCGGGCACGGCCATCTTGTCCGAGAGCGGACGCGCGAGCTTCTTCGGACGCTGGCGATCGGCGCGGTAGCGCTCGACCTCCGCGTCCGAGGAGCGCGGCTGGCGCGGGGCGTCCGCGCCGTCCTTCTGATCGCCGGCCATCAGCGGGTGACGGTCTGCTGCGTGGTCAGGGCGTTCGGACCGGTGCCGGCCGCCGCGCGCCGGGCGAGTTCGTCCGAGATGATCTTGTCGGCCTGCTCCGCGTTCAGGCTGGCGTCGCTGCCGGCGATCTTCTTGGCGAGCGCGATGCGCTGGAGGTGGTGGTCGTCGTCCCAGGAAGCCGGAATCTCGATGGCGGCCTTGCGCTCGGCGTCCGGGTCCACCTGGACCGTCTGCTGCTGCGCCGGCTGCGCGCTCAGCTTCTTGAGCGGCTCGGCCAGCCCGTCGTTGTACCAGCGGAGCGCCGTGCCGGGTTCGGCGCCGCGGATGTCGCCCTTCCGCTCGGTGATGGTCGGCACCAGGAACGACATCGGCACCAGCCCGGTGTCGGCGTTCTTGAGCTTCTCGAAATCCTCGACCGTGGCCACGTTCTTCGCCATGTCCGTCGTCCCTGTGATGCTGAGCTCGGCGATGACGTCGCCGCTGCGTGCCGCGCGCCAGCCGGAGCCAGCGCGCGGCTATGCGGACGCCGATCAGGCGACGGTGGAGGGCGAACCCGCGCGGACGTGGGTCAGCCGGACCGCGGCCTTGGGCTGGTCGAGGGTCACGTCGTGCTGCATCTCGCAGAGGATCGCGCTCATGTTCTGCTGCCAGAGCAGGACGAGCGTGCCGCCGTCGTCGATGGTCGCCTCGGTGGAGGTCTTCATGGTCATGCCCTCCTCCTCGGCGAAGAGCACGTGCCCGAAGTCGACGAGGCCCAGATCGCCCTCGTCGGTGTTGGCGCCGCCGTTCTCCGCGAACTGGTTCGAGACCAGGATGCGGATGCCCTTCCAGCGCGGGTTCACCGGATCGTCGACGCCCGGGTAGATCTGGTTGCCGTTCCCGTCGCGCATGTCGGCGAGGTACTGCTGGAAGCGGTAGCCCATCGTCCACCGCCAGGTGTCCGACCGGACGATGTTGGCGCCGGTGAGGGCCAGCATCATGCGCGAGGCGATCCGGTCGAGCTCGGCGTAGGTCGGGGCCCGGCTGTTGGCGAACAGACCCGCGGCCGAGCCGTCGATGACGGTGATCCCGTCCTGGTTGTAGATGCCGGTCGGCGTGGCCCCGGCGCCGGTGCCGAAGTACATCGCCGAGTCCATCTTCAGACCCATGACGCGCTGCAGGTCGGTCCGGACGTAGTCCTCAAGCCGGCCGATGGTCCACTTGGCCGCCTCGTTCGTCATGTAGACGATGCCGGCGAGCTTGTGGCTCCGCATGTCGATGTCGTCGAAGGTCGGCGCGCCGACGGGCTTCTTCGCGCCCTCGCCGACGTAGGCCGCGGTCGCCGAGCCGACGCCGCGGGCCTGCCGGTACGTGCCGCCGATGAGCTGCACGCGGCGCGGGTTGCCCTGGAGGAAGGTGGCGGCCGGATAGAGGATCGGGATGATCTCGTCGGCCACCGGCTGCGGCAGCAGCACGCCTCCGCTGACGCCCGAGGCGAGGCCGGCCTTGAAGCGCTGCTCGCGCGCCTTGGCGTCGAGCTCCTTGAGCACCTCGCCGTAGCCTTCCTGCTTCAGCAGGTCGACCGGGCTGATGCGCTCGCCGGAGCCGCTCTCCTGCGACTGCTTGTTCAGGATGGCGGCCTTGGCCTGGGCGGCGACCGGCAGGAGCGCCTTCTGGTAATCCTTCACCGTCTTGGCGGGGGACGCATAGGGACGGCGCTCGCCACCCTCAGCGCCCTCGCCGCCGGCCGGATCGTTGGCGCCCTTGGATGCCGCCGCCTCGATCGCCTGCTCGCGCTCGGCCAGCTTGATCTGCTCCAGGGTGTCCTCGCAGGACTTCAGGCCGTCGGTGTAGGCGGTCCGGTCCTCGGTGGAGGCGTTCTCGGCGAAGGCCTTGGCCTTCAGGTCCACGAGGCGCGCGCGGCCGTCCTTCAGGCGCTGGCGCAGGGTCTTCAGGTCCATGTCATTCTCCCACGACTCGAAAGACCGCGCACCGCACCAGCGCCGGCCTATTGGTGATGCGCCCCGAAGGGCTCCGGTTGGAGGTGCGGCCGGTCAGGCGGCGCTGTGGAGCGCCATCTCCTCGTCGAGGGCGGCCTCGCGGGCCGACGCCTCGAGCAGTGCGTGCCGCGCTTCGAGCGCGGGGATGTCCTTGGCAAACTGATCGCGGAGCTTCTGCTCCGGGGTCGGCTCGGGAGCGGGCTTCTTGCCGTCCTCGGCCGGCTTCGGGTCAGCCTCGCCCGTCTTGCTCTTCAGGCCGAGGGCCAGCAGGACCCGATCCACGACGCCGGGCTCCTTCTCGATCGCCTCGGCGAAGCGCTCGGCCTCGCTGGGCTCGATCGGCGCCAGGACCGGTGCGCCGCCCTCGCCCGCCTTCACCTCGAACGTCTTGCCGCCGAACACCACGGTGCTTTTGGCCGGCCGAGAGTCACGGTGCGCGTCCTCGAACGCCTTGCGGGGCACGATCAGGCCGTCTTTCAGGTCCCAGCAGTCGAGCACCTGCTCGATCATCTCGCGGGACAGCGTGTCGCCCTCGGCTGCGGCCTTGGCCAGCGCGGCAGGGTTGGCCGGGATCGAGCACGGGGAGCACTCGTACAGCTCGGCCTCGTGGATCATGTAGCCCGGGTAGAAGTAGGAATCCCGCTGATCCTCGGGCACCTCGCGGCGCTCAATGGTCTTCGGCATAAAGCCGATCGAGCAGGCCCGGATCGACCCGGCCTCGAGGTGGAGCGCCAGCCGGTCGGCCTGCGGCTCGCCCTTCGTCAGGTTCAGCGTGCCCTCGGTGCGCTTCGGGCGCCCGGTGAGCGTCTTCTGGATGTCCGACCACTGGCCGACCGGCATGTCGCGCGCCTGATGCCCCCACGGGGCAACCGGGTTCTTCTCGAACTGCGCGGTGTCGAGGCCGGCCTGAACCACGATGTCCCGGTCCCGGTCCTCGATCTCGGCCGACATGACGAAGCGGATGGTGCCCGCGTCCTTGTCGAACTTGGCCTTCTCGACCATGGCGGCCGGGAGCGCCTTGAGCACCAGCCCGTCGTCGCGGGCGAAGTGCTTGCGCTCCACGCCGCCGTAGCCACGCGAGCCGAGATATTCGTCGATCGAGACGCGCTTCGAGGCCATCAGGCTGCTCCTGCGGTGTGGACGAGCCGCGGGCCCGCCTTGCCAGCGTTGTTGTCCGGGCTCTCGCCTTCACCGGCGCCTGGCTGTGTCGGGTTCTGACCGGTCGCCGCATGGACGACCTCGCCGTTGGCGTCGATCAGGCTCATGTTGACCGGCACCGTGCGCTGGTCGCCGCCCTTCTTCAGCGGGTTCAGCCGGAACGGCATGACCTCGCGGCCTTCGTCGAAGGTCATGAGGCCGGAGCTCATGCCGGCCTTGACCAGCTTCTCCAGAGTGTCCGGATCGTTCGACATCAGGGCCGAGCGGTCGAACTGGAGGCTGTAGATCGGCCACTGCTCTTCCGGCAGCGAGTGATTCCGGAACTTCGTCTCGATGTTGACCGCCAGCGGCATGAGGCAGTCATTCACGTACTGCCGGTTCATCGCCGACATGTTGTTGTAGGCCACGGCCTCCAGCGCGTAGATCCGGTGCGGCGGCACATCCATGAGGCCACAGATCCGCATGACAGCCTGCGTGAAGCTGTCCTTGCTCTGGGCGTCGACCGAGTTGATCGCGACCGGCTTCGCTGTGAGCCCGGCCTCCAGAAGGATCGCCTCGCCGCTGCTGGTCGCCCGGCGGGCCGCCTCGCGGAGTTGATCCTTCAGCCGGCGGAAGGCGGCCTCACCCTGCTCGGTGGTGGCGAAGCCCTCCTTCGTCTCGAACACCAGCGGCTGCTTGCCGTCGTTGCCGAACAGCTTGGTCTGATAGCGGCCGATCGCGGACAGCAGGTCGAGGTTCGGGCCGCCCAGCGCGAGGTTAGACAGGCCGTTGACACCGTCGAGGAGCCGCCCGCGCAGGTGGATCATCTCGTGCTCGGGCACGATCAGGTAGGTGTCGCCGAGGGCGGCCCGCTCGTATTCGGTCGCGGCCACGATCTCGTAGAAGATGTTGCCCCTGTCGCTGACGCGCATGCGGGCCCGGCCAGGCATGATCGGGATGTACTCCTCGATCGTGTCCTCGCGGTCGCGCGGCGTGTACACGTAGGCGTTCTGCGCCACCTCCAAGTGGAGCACGACCATCCGCCAGAACTCCGGCCACGTCATCGCCGTGCCGTTCGGCTTCGTCATCAGGTGGTAGGCGAGCTCGCCCTTGCGCGGCTCGATCATCTGCCAGCCGCGGCCGTTGCGGCGCCACTGGAGCATCTCGGCCTTGGAGATGTCCCGGGCCTTCACGTCCGCGCACTGGATCAGCAGCGCGAGACCGATGGCGCTGCCCTGGTAGTAGCCCCGGCCGACGCCGAGAAAGCCGAGATCGTCCCAGCCGCGATCGTACATCTCGCGGGTGATGGCCTCGCGCGGGTCCTGCGCCGGGCCGGAGTAGACGAGCTGCCCCGCCTCATCCGACTTGGCGAGGCCCGCCCACATCTCGGCTTCGGTCATCGCCATCAGGAGAATCCGATCAGGCCGCGGTTCATGTAGATTGAGGGCTTCTCGACCTTGATCCCGGCCGCGATGTTGCCGGCATCCGCCTGGAGGCGGGCGGCGTCCGCGGAGATCAGGGCGTCCATGCCGTCGATCGACTGCTTCGAGCCGCGCTGCTCCTTCTTGGGCAGCACGTTGTCGTTGGCGTCCCGGTGACCGACCACGTTGCCGGCCATCCACGATGAGATCGGATTCCCGTCGTGCTGGAAGCGGCTCGGCTCCGCGTGGCGGGTCATGATGTCGTCGGTCGCGTAGGTGATGTGCCGGGCGACCTTCGGGACGATGTAGGCGGTGTAGCCCTCGGCCTCGACCTCACCCATGAGGTAATCGGCCTGGTGCTGGTCGAAGGCGAAGCCGGCCACGTTGTGCCCGCGGATCATGCCGAGCACGTCGTTCCGGATCGTCGGGTGGTGGACGTGGCTGCCCTTCGTCAGGGTCAGGTAGCCGGCATCGGCCCACGCCTGGAATTGGTCCGCGTACCGATCATCCTGGAACCGCGGCGATCGCTCCGGAAGCCAGTACCGGAACACCGCATAGAGGACGTCCTCCACGCAGATCAGGAAGCAGGCCGCGTTCAGATCCGAGTGGCTCGCGAGGTCCACACCCACGAACATCGGGAAGCCCTTCAGGGCGTCCAGCGTAAGCTTGCGGTCCCCGCAGGCGTCCCATTGCTCGACCGAGAAGAGGTTGCCGGCGGCTCGGCTCCAGATATTGAGCCGAGTGCGCTTGTACTCCTGGAGCTTCGCCTCGCTCTTCCGGGCCTCGCGCTCCTCGGTCTCCAGGGAGGTCGGGTTCAGCGAGATCCCGTAGAGCGGGTTCAGCTTCTCGACCACGCCCGGGTCGAAGCGATTGTCCTCGTCGCCCGGGTCGGCCGCGTACATCGCGACGAAGACACGATCCGCGCGCAGCTTGCCCTCCAGCACCTGCTGGTCCGACTTCCAGCCATCGTATGCCGGGCCCGAGGCGTTGCGCCCCGCCGTCGAGATGCCCAGCCACAGCGGCTGCTGCCGGGCGCCCTGCGCGCTCTTCAGCACGCCGATGACGTCCTGGTTCTGCGCGTGGACCTCCTCGGCAAGCACGACGTGCGGGTTGAGGCCGTCGAGGTTCGGCGCGCGGCCCGCGAGGAGCTTCAGCTCGGCGCCGGTGCGCCGGAACTTGATCGTCTCCGTCGTGTCCTTGGCCATCAGCCAGGACCGAAGCTCCTGCTCCTTCTCCAGCGTCTGCCGGATGGCGAGGTACGGGATATCGGCCTGCTTCTCAGAGCCCGCCGCGACGCAGCCCTCGGCGCCCGGCTCACCCTCGTAGTTCAGGCAGTACAGGACGATCCCGACCGAGAGCGCCGTCTTGGCGTTCTTCCGCGGAACCCAGAAAGCCACCTCTCGAACCCAGCGCCGACCGGTGTCACGCTCGCGGAATCCGAAGATCGCCGCCAGCCACCAGCACTGCACCGGCTCCAGGATGATCGTCCCGGCGAACCCCTTGATGTGCGGCAGCGTCTCAATGAAGGCGCAGGCGTCGTTCGCCCGGTCCGCGTCGAAGATGAACTCGCTGCGGGGCTTCTTGGCCTCCTGCAGCATGTGGAGGAAGCGGTGGCAGCCGAGCCGTTCCCAGCGGCAGGCCACCACCGCGCCCTGTACGACGGCCTGGGCGTACCATTCGGCCATGCCGACGTAGTCAGGGATCAGATCGCCCTTCAGGTCGACCTGGGCAAAGCGATGGTCAGCGACCTCCCGAGAAACCGAAGCGCGCGTACCGGTTGACGGGCGCTTCCTTCGGCGCGGAGATCGGCTTGTCGAGGTCATCGAGAGCCAGCCGTTTCTGTGCCGCGAGCAGCCCCGTGAACCACGATGCCCGGGGCGTCAGGCCCTCGGTCTCGATCCGCTCGATCTGGTCGAGCAGCCCCGCGTAGGTCGACAGCGTCATGTGCATGTCGATCGAGAGCCGGCCGGCATTCCAGATTAGCCGAGCGAGCTCGTCGTAGGTGCGCTTCGCCTTCTCGGTCTTCAGCGCGGCGCGACAGGGCGGCAGCTCCCGAAAGCCCGGGTGCGCGACCACCTTCGCATCGCCCTGCCCTACCTGTGCGAGACTGGCCTTGGACATGACATCAGGAGCCGTCGTCGTTCTCTCGGCTGGCCACGTCGGGATGGCCGGGCGAGCCCTTGCCGATCCGCGGGACGCCGGTGGGGCCGCGATCCGCGCCCATGGCCTCGGTCAGGATCCGCTGGCTGTGCTCCTGGAGCGTCACGCACTCACGCAACCGGGCGATGATGTCCCTGTTGTTGCGGTGGACGTCCTTGGCCACGTTCCGCGGATCGTCGGCGATCTTGGCGCATTTCGCCTCGATCTCCCCGATCATGTCGCGCAGGTGCTCCTCGAGCTTCGCGCCACCCGGGTTCTCGGCCGACATCAGGATCGCCATGGCTGAAATCCTTATCCACAGAGCCGCAGCCCTGAATTGACTCGTCTCAGCACTAGAACGAAAAAAGAACATCTGCCGCTGGAGATCCAGCATGCCCGACGCCCGCCGCGACCCATTTGCCGGCTGCCCCGAGACGACGCAGTTCATGCTCCTGCTGCCGTCGACCATCCTCGACGACGATAATCGGCGGTCAGATCTCGTCGAACGCCTCGAAGCGGCCTTTCCCGGATCGACTTTCTCCGCCGCGCCCTGCGAGCGCCTCGCGAAGCCCGGCGGTGGGACGCTCCTGATCGACGAGCCGATCGCGATCCCCCTCATGGGCAGCGTCGGCGCCGAGGATCGTCACTCGCCGATGTACCGCCGCCCCTCTCCCGACCGCATGGCGGAAATCAACGCGGCGTTGCTCGCCTTCATCAACGGATCGGCGAGCCTGAATTAAACCTTGCTGGTCGGGCGCTCGGGTCGTCGCACCACAGCGGCAACTGATCGAGCTGCCCGATCTGGCGCGCGTGGATCTCCATCGAGCCCTTCAGGCCGTGATGCCGGATGCAGAGGCCCCACCAGTTCGCCGGATCGAACATCGCCCCACCGTCGGCGATCGGAATCTTGTGATCGACCACCTTCGCGAATTCGAGGCGCCCTTCCTGGTCGCACCAGATGCAGAAAGGGTGCTTCCGACGATGCTGCTCCGAAGCTCGGTCCCACCGACTGCTGTAGCCGCGTTCGCGAGGCGAAGTGCGGGGCTTCTGGACTACCAGCGCCCGCGGCGGCCGTCGGCCCGGGAGAACCTTCGGCATCGCTGCCCGCGGACGCAATTCGGGATGTGGCGAAACACATGCCCCCAACCGTGCGGTATGGCAACCGGAAATTTGCGAGTCATATCAATGTGTTGGTTTAGCATTTCGGGCCAAGGGATTCCTCGGACTCGCTAAACCATCATTGATTGCGTCAATCGGTCATGCCGCATTGATAGATGGCATCAATCGGAGGAGACGAATGCGAGGGCTGACCAACGGGCAATGCCGCGCTCTGACTTTCATCAGGCGGCGGGTCGAGGCGCAGGAGGAATCACCCACGTTGCAGGAGATCGCCGACCACATGGGCGTGAAGGCCAGATCAGCCGCGCACCGAGCGGTGGAGGGGCTGATCGAGGCCGGCTACGTGATCAGGTCGGGGCGCGGCCGCCTTTGTTTGACGATTCCCGGAGATGCTCCTGCGCTCGCCATCGTCGATCGGAAAGTCGAGCGGGTCGTGAAGCACACCGTGGCGCTCGACGCGATGTCGGCGCACCCGCCGGCGGACAAGGCGAAGCTCCTCAGCACCAGGAAGAAGCGCACCTACGTGGTGGAATTGGAGAAGGACCTGCACACGCGGCTGCGGAAGATTGCCCGGGACGCCGAAGCGCCACCGGAGCGGATCATCGCAATGGCGCTCCGCGACTTCATCATGGAGCGGAATGCTGGCTGATTAAGGGGTAGGCAGGGGGCCCTGACCAATCAATGCGACGATGCGCGCTTGCAGCTGTGCCCTTAGATCAACAGCGTCAGTCCAAAGAATATGAGGGTACTGTCTTGTGTCGAAGTGCAGGCCATTGATCTGGTTGGCACGTATAGTCCAGATTACTGGGATGCCAAGGCCTAAAGCGAAACCTGCTTCGAAATAGACGCCACCGCGAGGTACGAGTTCTGTGCCACCATTGGCGGTGTTAACATGACCGGTGGTGAAATCCGACACCACAAATTTAGATCGACGTATCTGTGCAATAATCTCATCATCAATGCGGTTCTGATGAGTGTGCTGATCGATGCGCATGGGTGCATAACCAGCCGCACGAATGCCTGGCTCAAATCCATCCTGCCAGATTTCGCCCATCTCCGCCCCAAACCACATCGCAACAAAGGCTTGCTGCGATTGCGCGATTTTTGTCTGCAATCTCTCCAGATGAATGACGCCAGCTGGCGTGATCTTGACAGCCGAGTTGCCGCCCTCTCCAAGCGTCTTCTTGATAAGTCCCTGCTCATGCATGTAATCAATATAAAACTGTACTTGTTGTTTTGCGCTGCCCTGGTTCATGTTTTCGTTGTTCTGCCGGGTCTCGATGCACCCAATTGTGCATAATTCCTGTTCTACTCTGTCCGGTTTGCTGGTGTCATATATTACAACAGGCTCGCCCAATCTTGTGCTGCGTCGGCGAATGGCAGAGAGCATATCATTCGCTGCTTGCTCAAACGTAGGCCCCGAGGATTCCACTGCGCGGTCTATATAGCCGCTATCGACTCGGGGAACGCCTCCTCGCTGATTGCTCTTCCAAATCGCGTGTCGGATAAGTGCAAGATCCTTACTAGATAGATGTTGAAGGCGTGCTTCTGCGCTCCCTGTAATGCGGCATGCGCCTCCGAGCTGAGCGCCGCGCACCTCGACCTCGTCAGCGCCGACAGGCCCGTTTCTATTTGGATTTGAGAGGAGCAAGAGAGGCGAAACAGGCACGAGTGATCCCTTTTGTGGGCAGCCATAAAGCCAGAGCTCAGAGCGGCGGGGGATCACCGTGAACGCCTTTGCAGGCTTGGTCCACAACCTTGTTTGATAGCGGCCGCAGCAGCGTTAGCCACCGCGGCCGGGACGTCGATCAGCGATTGGCTGGCTTCAGGATGGTCGGAGAAACCCAGACGCATTGCAGCGCGCCGTTGTTCATCCATGAGACCTCGACCTGCGGGACTTCGGCTTTCCAGAGAATGCCGGTCACCGTGGCGACGGTCTGATCATCCTCGCCGATGCACACCTTCTGCCCCAGCGCGAATTGCGAGGCATAGGTGGTGTGAGCGCCGGCCATCAGGCCACGACGTCGGCGAGCGCCTTCGCGGGCTTGAATTTTGCCGCCTTGTGCGCGGGCTTCACGTAGGGCTGACCAGTCGCGGGGCTCTTGCCGCGACGCTCGGCCACCGCCTTCACGCTCAGCCGGCCAACATCGGGGATGATTACATCCCGCCCGCTCCGCAGCTCGACGTGGATCAGATCGCTCAGCGCCTCGACCACCGCGCCGACCTGGCTCTTCTTCAGGGTCGACTTCTCGGCGAGATGCGCCACGAGCTCATTCTTCGTCATCGTCGTTCTCCAATGCACCGCACTATCGCGGTCCGCACAACCTGCTCCGGCCTCTCGCGCAAGTAAAGCCGCCAAATCGGGCTCGGAGTGGATTTTCTTGCCCCATATCCGGTCTCCGGCCAGCCCCAGCTTTATCAGGCCCTTTCGCTGGGTCGCCGATCGCCACCCGAGCGCCAAGTATTGCGATTGTCCGTGCCGGATTTTTGAGGTTTTGGTTCTCGCTTTTTGACCCCCTGTGCGGTCCGCGTCCCCGCTGGCACTTTCCTTAATCGCGCCCGGCCACCCCTTCTGACCTTGGTCACCTCACGGGCGCGTCGGCATCACTGCATCTGTTCTCGCCATTGCTTGCGATTTCGTTCGGAAATGCGTTGACACGGCTTCGGGGCTGATTATGTTCGCTCCCAGATCCGATTGTGGATCGCTCCTGAGTGCCCTGACGATGACGAGCAACGAGATCCGCTCTGCCCTGCAGCTCTCTGACCTCCTGGCTGAGAACGCTGCCCGCTCGCTGGATAGCGGCCTTACTCCTGATCAGGCGATTGCCGACCTCGAGGCGGCGCTGGACGCCAGCCTGAACGGTGCTGGCCCTGAGGCCGCCCCGGCTCTCTCCGCCTGATGTGCTGCTCAGCCCCGCTCCTCGGCGCTCTGGCCTTCCTGTTCCTGGCCAGCGTCTACGCCCTCACGGCACCCCGACCCTGATGCGACCCGTGCGCCGGGCCTGACCTGGCGCACCAGCCGCAACAGTGCGGACCCAGCGGCGATTGTGCCGCGCAGCTCGAGATGTCCCATGTCGATCACCCAGACCCGTCAGCGCGTTTTCCGTCGTGCTCGCCGTGAGCGCATCGCCCGGAAGGAAGCTTTCCTCCGCTCCGCCCATTGATTTGCAGGTATCCAGCCGCGATGCCGGGCCTCTGTTATTGGTCTGTTTAGGCGTCGGGCCGCATAACTACAGCGTCACCGCAGAGCCGATTGTGGCTCGCTTCGGAAGGCACCTGATCATGATCCACAACGCAGTGTCTGCGTGCGCCCGAGCTCTGCGCCGCGCCCTCGTTCCGGCCGCTGAACTGCTGGCCTTCGTCCTGATGACTGCAGGCGTCTGCGGATCCGTGGCGATTTTTTTCTGAGCCGAGATCTTTCTCCCATGCCGCGATCGTGCGGCGCTCTGCGAGGCACCATGGGCATTTCGACTTTCGGCGGGTCAGTCGCCCCCTACACGCACGCTGAGACCTGCGAGGCCGCATCGTGGGTCCCCTATGTCGAGGCCGCGATTGATGCGAGCGACCGCGATCCGGCCGCGGCCATCATCGAGGCGATCGACAAGGCACAACGCCGGGCAGAACTCAGCGTTGGCGCCGCAGCCCTCCTCGCCGAAATCTTCGATGTGCATTATGATGCAGTTCTTCAGCTCATATAGGCCGACAAATGTGGCTGCGAAACTGGGTCCGGGATCTGCGCTACCGATTTGTTGCAGATAGTGAGCGGCTGGAGGCGGCCGCGTACCGCGATAGCCTCCGTGTGCGTGAGATAGAGCGCCAACGCCAATCCGCGGAATTGAATGGCGAAATGGCGGATCTGGAGAAGAGGCTAAGCCCGCGCGATCTGGCTCAGCGCTGATGTGCCCCGACCCTCTCTCGTTCGGGAGAGGGTCGCATCTGCATCCGGTGGGCAGCCCGGCCGGTTCGATCTCTGTTCACGTGGCGTCGCCCGGAAAGCTCCCGTATGCCTTTGCAGATGTCGCGCCGCTGGAATTATCGCCGCCTCAACGCGCTCCAGGTCCGCGACCGGATTGCGGGCCTCGGGTGGTCCGTTCAGCGCTTCGCCTTCGTCTACGGCGTGCCGTTGCAGCGCGCCCGGGACTGGACCTCCGGGAAAGAGGATATCCCGCACTTGGTCGGGCTAGTGCTGCGGCTGCTGAAGCTGCCCGGCGCCCGGACCGTCGCGTACGAGTATGCACTGAGCGTCGCGGAGCCCACCGACAAGCAGGCCGCCTTCATCGCCGACGTCGAGCGGCGCAGGCTGGCCGGCGAATTCGATGATCAGTGGGAAGCGGAGGACGCCGCAGCGACCGGCGACGATTCCTAAGTTCTCATTAGATTTGACCGATCATAACCGCCCAACCAAAAGGCTGGCAAGAAATGAAAAGTGCTGTGAAGGCCATTGCTACGACCGACCCAGTCTTTGAGTTCGCGGTTTTGGCTAACAATTTATTGGTCCATTCTTCTGATAAAGGCGTCACAGTTTTCGAAGGTCTCGCTGACTTCGTTGATATTCCGACCGGCGACATCCGCTTTTTTGAAGTTCTTGGAGTGTTTGCTGAAAGGAGCAGCAGTCTTATAAGGTTCCTAAAAGAAATTGAAGATGATTATCTTGATGAAGATTTGCGCGAGAGGCTTATAGAGATAGTCAGGCAGATGACTGGGATTATTCACCCGGCCAATATGTCCGCTCCTTGGAATCAGATTGTAGATAGCAGCATACCGAAAGACAATCTTCGTCTCCTTCGCTCGTTTTCGCGAACAGCTCGACATCATCGCGAGCTCCTTGTCTTCGATGAGAAGCAGCGCAAGGAGCTTCTCGCGGCAATTGAAGACTCGATTAAAGAATTGGATGAAGACAAACATTATCCGAAATGGGCGATGACGCCTCTGCGGGAAGGCGTTCGTCGTTTGCGATTTATCATTAATCATTTCCAGATATTTGGTCACGATCACACTCTTGATCATTTGATCAAATTGCAAGTCGAAACAAAATACAATTTCGATATTCTCGCGATTGGAAAGGAAGTATCTGATCATAAACTCGTCAAAACAGTTGGTCTTTTCGTATTGGCCGCAAATCTGTTTGTATTGCCGCCAAAAGCTGGGGAAGCAATTCCCTATTATCGAAGCCATATCCATGAATTGATGCAGAGGATGCCTGCGCTAATCGGAGGACCGCAGAAGCTGTTGACGCACCGGCAATCGCAGGAAGATGCGGCTAAGCCTGCTGAACAACTTGCGCCATCATCAGAACCGCTTTCGACTGACACGTAAGTTTATAATATTCAGCCACCGCGTCGACTGCCCGCAGGAACAGCACCGCGAGCTCGCGCTCTCCGCCGAACCCCATGTCGCGCATCGCCGTGAAGGTGCGCGCCTCGAAGATCCGGAAGAACAGGATGGCCTTCGCCTCCTCACCAATCCGGGCCGAAAGCTGATCCATCTCTGCCAGCCCGTCGCAACGATCATCCGGCACGCCCGGCAGGCGCTTCGACACATCCACGCCGCGCTCGAACTTCGGGTTCGGGTAAAGGCCGGCGAAAGCCCGGTGGCACAACTCGTCGAATCGGCGCATGGCCTCGATCCGCGGGCCCGTGCGATCCGACGCGGTGCGGATCAGCGAGCCGTAGCCGGCGATCATCGCGCGCTTCTCGGTGGCGCCGCGCCCGCCGGTGATGATGACCTCGCGCTGTGCGGCGGCCGTGCGCGGATCGTGATCGAGACCCGCCCGGCGCAAATCGGATCGGGCTCTCTCTTCGGTCTGGCGCTGCTGCTGAGCGAGCTTCTCTGAGGCGCGAGCGCGGCGCCGCTCTTCCTTCGGGTCCAGGCGGACTGGATGCGGCGTGGACGCGGCCGCAGCGATGGCGCGCTCCAGGATCACGCCGGCCGATTCCGCGTTCACCCGCCGGGCGACACGGGCGCGGGCCGCCGGCACCTCCAGGAAGTCGACCCTCCGGGCGTTGTCTCGAGCGTGGCGCTCCGCGGTCTCGGCGGCCTTGCGCGCCATCTCGGCTGCGGCCGTCTTGCCTCGCGCCTTGGCCTTCGCCTCTCGCTCCCGATGCTTCCTCGCTGCGGCCGCCCATCGATCGCGGGAGGACTCGGCCTTGGCCAGGCGGGTGTCGGCATGCTGGGTCATGACGCTACTCAACCCTCTGCCACAAGCTCGGGGAGCCACAGGTGGATGCCGGTGTCGGCGTTGCCGTGGTACTGGCCGATTCCGGCCTTGCGGATGCTGGTGAAGGCCGCGCTAAAGCGCCTCTTCACGACATCCGATTCCGGCTCCTCCTCGGGCAGGATCTCTGACCGGAAGGCAGCCCGGGCGACTTCAAGCGGGATGAGCCGGGCCCCCTTGCAGAGGCGATGATCCGAGGCACGCTGCTCGTTCGACGCGACCGTCGACCGGGTCAGCGTCAGGCTCTTGAGCAAGCCGTACAGGATGGTCCCTTCGGCCGTGAACGTCGGCTTCTTGGCCGCCCGCTGGCGCACCTCCTCCGGCACGATCTCGCGGGGCTCTGGCTCGTTCAGGAACTGGGTGACGTCAGCACGATAGCCCAGGGTCACGATGCCGGTGCGTCCGTGGCGATTCTTGGCGACGATCACCTCGGCGACGCCCTCGATCTCCTTCATGCGGCGCTCCCAGGCCGCGAAGGCGTCGGTGCCCTCCTTGGGCTTCTTGCTCTGCTCGTAATACTCGTCCCGGTAGGTGAAGAGCACGTAGTCGGCATCCTGCTCGATCGATCCCGACTCGCGCAGGTCGGACAGCAGCGGCCTCCTGTCCTCTCGCAGATCCACCTGCCGACCAACCTGCGCCAGCGCGATGATCGGGACGTGCAGCTCCTTCGCGAGCGCCTTCAGGCCATTCGAGATCTCGGTGACCTCCTGGGCGCGGTTCGGGTCCCGACGGTTCTCCCGGCCCTTGATGAGCTGCAGGTAGTCGATCACCAGCAGTTCGAGGCCGCGGCGCTTCTTCAGCGACCTGGCCTTGTTGGCGACCTGCGCGATCGTCAGGCTGCCGGTCTCATCGATATGCAGCGGGAGGCCGCGCAGATCCCGAGCAGTGTTCACGACCTTTTCAAGCTGGGTCTGCGTCATCTTCCGGCGCCGGATGCGCCAGGATTCAATGCCGGTCTCGGCCGCGATCATCCGGTCGAAGAGCTGCGTGTCGCCCATCTCCAGCGAGAAGAAGCCGACCACCCCGGTCTGCATCTGATGCTTGGTCCGACGGAGGTGCAGCTCCTTCGCCGTCGCGGCGGCGACGTTCAGGGCCAGCGCGGTTTTGCCCATCGCGGTCCGACCGCCAACGATGATGAGGTCGGGAGCCTCTAGGCCGCCCATGACCTCGTCCAGTGCCGGCAAGCCGGTGGAGAGCCCGCGGGGCTGGCCCTCGTTCTGCCAATCTGAGCACATGCGCTCGATAGCGCTATGCGCGACATCATCGAAGGATCGGAAGTCGGCCAGATCCATCGTGATGCGCGGCTTCAGATCCTCGATCTCACCCTCGATCGCCGCGAGGAGCGATGCCGTCGTGGCCTCGACGGGCGCGTCCTGCGCCATGCTGACGATGGTCTCGCCAAGGGTGATGAGCCGCCGGCGCATCGCCGTATCGGCCACAGTGCGCGCGTAGTCCGGCGCGTTGATCACCGTGGTGGCGCCGGAGGCGAGCTTGGCGAGATAAGCGGTGACCGTCTGGCCACCGAAGTTGGCGTTGCCCAGGTAGGTCTGCAGCGTGATCGGGTTGGCCACCTGGCCCTTTCCGATCTGCGCCGCCACGACCTCCCAGATCTTGCGGTGAGCCGGCTCGTGGAAGTGCTCGGCTTCGACCAAGGACGACACCCCCCGGAAGGCATCGTTGTTGATGAGCACAGCGCCGATCAGTGCCTGCTCGGCATCGATGTTCTGCGGGACGCGGCGAGCGGCATCGTCGATGTCCGACAGACGGGCTTGAAGGGCGCTCATGCCTTGACCTCGACCACCTGCACGCCGGCAGCGCGCGCCCTGCTTTTCATGTCCTCAGTGCCGCGTCCGCCCGGTAACGCGATCACGATGTCGGGCCGGCCCTCGGCCAGCATCCGGGCATTCCGCAGCGGCCCCGCGGCCTTGCCGTGCTTCTTCCACTTGGCCGGGAAGGCGAGTGCGGGGACATCGTGGCGCTCGGCCCACCGCGCAGCCACGGAATCGGCACCGGGCGCCGCCCCGTGGATGACCACGTGGGTGCCGCTGTCGCCGACGTACGGCGAGAGGGCGACGGCAAGCACCTGGCGCTCATGCTCGGCGCGGGCGCGCTCGGCCTCCATTTCCTCCGGGGGCGTGTCGGGCGGGACGATGCCGAACGTGCGGCCGCCGCAGACGAGGACGCGAGTCATGCCGGAACCCCCTCGAACAGCGGGGCATCGGCCAACGCGCCGTAGCGCGTGGCATCGTCTGGACGGGTGAACCGCTGCTTCGCGCCCGGCGGGATCCAGCGGAAGTCGACGCCGCCACGGGTGCGCTCGCCCTTGACCCAGATCACCCAGCAGTAGTCCGTCGCCGTGCTGGCAGTCGGGTCGAAGCGGCCCTTCACCATCGCGCAGCGCTCGGAGAACTGCCAGATGAAGGTCGGCGGGTGCGGATCGAAGAGATCGCGGAATCGGCCTGTGCCCGAGATCCACGACGTCCGGACCAGGAGCGCCACGCCCTCCCGTGCGAATTCCAACCCGCGCAGAGCGAACTGCAGCGCGGTGTTGAAGGGCGGGTTGGTAATCACCCAGTCGACGACGCCGGCACCCCCGACGGTCAGCGCTGGGTCGAGAAAGTCGGTCACATCGTAGCCGCGGCCGTAGTCGAACACGTCCGAGGCGACGCAGTAGCTGAAGGCCTCGTTGAGCGGCCCGACCATGTGGCCTTCGCCGGCGGCCGGGTCCCATGCGACGCGCAGGTTGAGCTTCGGCTCGACCATCTTCGCCAGCGCGTCGGTGAGCGCCCGAGTGGCCCAAGGCGGCGTTGGGAAGAAGTCGAGGCTGTCCGGCGGCTCGCGGCGGCCGGCCATGACGTTGCGGGCGTCGCGGGGCTTCATGCTGCCTCCTGCGAGTCGTCGGAGGCGCTGCGCTTCTGCCGGCCGGTGGCGGTCGCCGGGGCGCCGCAGCGGACGAGCAGGTCGACCAGCCAGAACTTGTTCGGCTCCAGCTTGGCGAGGCTGATGTAGGCGGTGTGCTGGACGATGAAGGCGGCCACGTCGCGCTCGTGGATGATGTAGCCGTCGCCATTCTGCGCTGAGGTCCGATTCCAGCCCCGCCGGGAGGCGCGGAGAAGCCCCTTGTTGACCCAACCGGTCACGGTCGCGGTCATGACGCCCATCGCCTCGGCCAGCCCGGCGGCGGTGAACTGCGCGTCGTCGGTGGTCGCGATCTTCCCCTCGGTTCGCATGTAGGCGATCGCGCCGGGCGTGCGGTGATAGCCAAGACGGCGCATGCGGCGGCTCAGCTCCACCGGGGAGATCAGCGGCCACTTCGAGGCGTACTCAAGTTCGGCATCGGACCAGGGGCGCTGATCCCGGGACTTGATCAGCCCGAGCTCTAGGGCGCGCTTCGCCACCCAGTAGCGGGACCGTCCGACAGCCTTGGCGCAGGCCGTGACGAAGCCTGTGGGCCGCTCGCCGGTGTAAGCGCGCCGGATCTGCGCATCGATCCAGTCACTGGTCGGCGCCTTCTCGAAGACGTCCTTCCGGGCCACACCGATGACCCGCACGCGCTTGGTGAGAGAGTGGACGGAGCGCCCGGGCATGCGTTCGGCGCACCAGCGCGCGCCGCGCTTCACGTAGTGGGCCCGGAGGAAGTCGTCCTCCTCCTGGCGATAGTCGGGGCCGCGGGCGGGCATCAGGACTGCCCTCCGATCGCGCGGAGCCGTAGCCCGTAGCCTTTGTGGTGGTGCAGCTCGATGCCGATCTTGGCGAGGGCGGCTGTCCACATCGCGATGAGGTTGACGCACACGGACGGGGTCAGGCCGCCGTGCCGAGCCATGGTCTCCAGGCCGTAGAGCTGACCGTCAGCCAGCATGCTGAAGGCCTTGGCGGTCTCTTTCGACGTGCGCCAGATGCCGGCGGGCCCGTGCACCTCGGCGCCGCGGACGGCGATCAGCTTGCCGGCCGGGATCTCGATGCCACCCGTCGGGATCGGACGAGGCTCCGGAACCTCGGCGATCGGCTTGGCCGCGTCAGCGACATCCCGGGCGGTCGGCTGAACGACGGGCGCCAGCGTCGGCTCCGTCTTGGGCGCCCGAAGATCGTCGCCGGCCTTGATGCGGGGCTCGTCCTTATGCCTCGCCTTGTTCAGCGTCACCTTCACGCTGTCCCGCGTGGATCCGGAATGCTCCGCGATCTCAGCGATCGTCTTCGTGGTGGTCGCGTAGGCGTCGAGGATCACGTCCCGGACGAGCGGCGCCTTCTCGACGGTGGCGGCCGCCGGCTTCAGCGACCCGCCGTCCTGAACGATGCCGCCGCCGGCGTTGCGCACCTCAGGCTCTCTCCGAGGCACACGCGGCGGGTCCGCCGCCGGGGCGGTATCGGCTGAGGCTGCGCTCGCGCCCCCCGCCCCGGCTGACGTGACGCATTCCCTCGATTGGCCGGATCGATGGTCTATGCCCGACTTCCCCTCCGGCGCTTCATCGAGGGCTTCCCGGGCTTGCACCGGCTGCCCTGCGTTCTGGGCTACAGGTAAGGTCCCTGGGGAAGGGGCAGCTTGTGCGGCCGGGCTGATGCGCTCGGCCGAAGTCTTGATCTCGCCGGCGGTGGCTTCAAGCCGCCCGCGCACCGCGCCGAGGCGCTGGCGAAGCTGCTGGAGGTCCGCGCCTGGCGGGACGGGGGCGGTGGTGCAGGACAGGTCCCGGATGACGCGGCTGACCCGCGTCGCGATCTCCGCGTTCCGGACCTGCATGTCGGCCAGTTCGGCGGAGATGCAGGCCAATTCGGTGATGATGGCGCTGCGGGTGTGCGCCGGCTCGGTCTGAGACACAGGGGGCCCTCACAATCGAGGTCGTTCTGCTGCGGGGGCACGCTCAGAGGAGCGTGCGGATCTCGTCCATGTTGTCCCGGAGGAACTCGAGGCTCGCCTTCGCCGCGCGGAGGCCCGGCAGGCTGGCCGCCGTGCATCCGGTGTCAGGCGGGACGGTTCTCCCATCGCGCTGCAACTGCGCCCGGCGCTCGACCCAGGCGACGCGATTGACGATGACGCCTTCGATCTCGTCGATCTGCTGCTGCAGCGTGGGGTACTCGTCGGCCACGGCGCTACGCCGCGAGTGGGGCTTTCGCTCTGCCGGCCGGCTTCGTCTTCCGCCGCTGCTGGCCTAGGCCGAGGGAGATTGCGAGCTGCGAGCGCTGCTCGGAGTAGCCCGGGGCGGTCATCGGGTAGTCGACCGGCAGGCCCCACTTCGCCCGGTACATCTCCGGCGACAGACCGCGCTGGGCGAGATGCCGGCGCAGCATCTTGTAAGGCTTGCCGTCCTCGAACGAGATGAGCGCCTCGTGCGTGATGGACTTCCGCACTTGCGCCGGCGAGAGCTTCTCGACTTCAGCCGGCCCGGGGTTCGCGACCGCCTTCACCAGGCCGACCAGCGTCCCGTGCACGGAGTGGATCAGGCCCGGCAGATCGCTCGCCGCCACGTGGTTCATCCGGACATAGGCGGCGACGATGTTCACGGTGTAGTCGATGGCCGTGTCGATGCCGGCGGTGAGATCGAACGTCTTCTCGGTCACGAGTGCTCTCCTGGGAATAGAGCAGTGGGGAAGGGTCAGGCGGGCACGCGCTCGCCGTGCATGTGCAGCTCGCGTGGGACGTGGCGGCCGCGCACGGCGCAGGCCCAATCCCAGAGTGCGAGGGCATCGCAGATGTTGTCGTCGTTGAAGGTGGGAGGCACGTATCGGAGCGCCTTGCAGCGATCGATCACCGCCTTCTTGGTGGCCTCCGGCGATCCCCAGCGGGCCTTGCCGGTGAAGTGCTTGCGCACCGTCTGCATGTTCGCCGGGAGCACCTCGATGCCGTAGCACTCGGCGACGCCCTGGAGGCCGCCGACGGCGCGCTGCGGGATGCAGATGCTCTCGATGCTCCGCCGAATCGGATCCTTCCGGTCACCATCGCCCTGGCTCTGGTAGGGCGGGATCGGCGCCTCGAACACGATCAGGTCCGGCCGGGTGTCCGCGAGGAAGCAGAGATCCCGGATCTTCTTGCCCATGGCACCGCCCACGACGTCGTAGTGCTCGGAGGGCTTCTTCAGCCTCCAGAGGTCCGTGCGAGGCTGCGTCCCCGGCGCACCGAAGGCGAAGCCCGTACACGTCGCGATGTCGAGGGCGGCGATCAGCATGGCGACCTCAGTGGATCGCGTCGGGGCCGAGGCCGCGGTGAGCGACGTTGCGGCGCGGAGCCGGCGGCGGGAGCTCGTCCTCCAGCGGCTCGGCGGCCTTCGCCTTGCCGCGCGCCGGGGCGGCCGGCGGCAGCTCGTCGTTGGCGGGCTTAGCGGCCTGCTCGCGAATGTCCGCCTCGGACTCGGCGGCACCCTCGCGAAGCGCGCCGGTGATCTCGCCGGGCTTGGCTTCGGGCAGATCGGCGAGCGGCTCGCCATCGGTCTCCGGCGCGGCGGCGCGCTCGGCCTCGCCTTCCGCCGCCAGCCGAGCATCGACCTCGGCCTGGGCGGCATCGAGAGCGGCCTGGGCCTCGACCATGGCCTTCGGCTTCCGGCCCTTGCCCGACCATTTCGCCTTGGCCTCCTCGAACCGGGCGAGCGCCTCGTCGAGCGGGATGCCGGGCGTCGGCGCCGGGCCGGCGGGTGCCGCGGTCTGCTCGACATGCTTCGGCTGGGCGTCCTTGCCGCCGCGGCGCTGGCCCTCGCTGGTGTTGTCGAAGACCGAGCCCTGATCGGCCGCCTGCTGGCCGGCCGACTTCTCGGCATCCTCCGCCAGCGAGACCAGGTCCTTGTCCAAGTAGCCGACCGACTTCGACAGCACGCCGACCTGCGTCAGGATCGCGGCGCGATCGCCGGAGGTCTTCACCTTGTCGAGGATCTTCATGATCTGAAGGGTCGGCTTCGCGAACCCGAAGATCTTCTGCAGCCGCTTCACGTGCTCGCCGACGCCGGCTTCCTCCTTCGCGTCCGCGATCATCTCCTTCTCGCGATCGAGGAGCTCGTAGAGCCGGTTCATCTCCTCGGCGCGCTTCTCGGGCGTGCCCGGCATCATCAGGCAGGCGTTGGCGATGCCGAGCCGGATCTGCTCTTTCACGTCGGGCGGTGTGGTCGTGGCCATGTGCGCTCTCCTCGGTCGTGCGCTTTGGTGGGACGGCTGTCAGAAGGGGCGGTCGTCGTCGGGATCGTCCGGCGGCTCACCCCACTGGCGAGCCCGACGCGCACGGTCTTCCCAGGCCCAATGCCGATCGGCCGCTGTGCCCGCGCGCCATGCGCAGAACCTGAACCAAACGGCGGCGACTACCTGGCGAAGGCCGGGGGACATGCATGGCTCCTGAGATCAGCGATTGCGGGCGGCGAGGCGCGCTGCGATCGAGGCCTCGATTGCCTCTCGCTGCGCCTCAAGCCGCGCCAATTCGGCGTCCTGACCGGCGGCTGTAAGCCAGTCCGGCGTATCCTTTCCGAGTGCTGCGCAGAACGGCTCCGCACCGTATGCGAGCAACAGGGCCAGAGCCGCCGGCCACGACGGCGCACATCCGCTGTCGAGCCATTTCTGAACGGTGTCGACGTGCACGCCGGTATCGGCCGCGACGTTAGCCGCGGTCTTGATCGGATGACGGGCCCGCAGGAAGGCGCCCAGGCGCCCCACGGAATCGGCTCGTTCAGCAGCCGAAAGTTTTCGGACCGAGGATGAAGATTCGCGCATCGGCTTCCCTGATGTTGAGGAAGCCGTGACGGAGCGCTGGGAACGCTTCGGTGCGGTCGAGACGAAGGCAGCGCTGGGAACGCAGCCGACGGATTGTGCAGGTGACGGAAGAGCAGAGGACGCCATAGGATCAGGCCTCCGACTCAGAGGACAAACGATGCCGCGGATGTCGCAAACCAAGCCCGACCTGATCGTCGTGGCTTGGTACACACGGGAGGACTACGAAGCAGTCAGAGCGCTCGGAAAGGACGGCGGAGGCCTGCAAGACACGTTCGACGAGTGGCAGGAACACGCCACCCGCGTAATCGCGGGCCTCGCCGCCAACGGCATCAAAATCGAGCGGGTCGAAGTGAAGTCGACCGAGCTCGGCGCCTGGCTGCGCGCTGAGAACGTCGAGTGCAACGAGCAGACTAGGGCCGGGTTCGCCCACCATCTTGCATCGGCCAAGTACGCCCAGAAGCATTAGATTAGCCATCAGAGTGCTGCCGAGGCGAACTCGGATCGAGCCGCAATTTCCTCCGGGGCAGGCCCGAATACGTCTGGGCGAAGGTCATGACGCGAAACGCCGGTGATCTCCTCTACCTTAAGCACCCGCTCAGCCGGGACGACGTCCCACTTGTCGACTGCTTGAGTCGAGATACCAATCGCCCGCGCAAGTGCAGCTTTGAATCGAACCGCCCGCACGGCCCGATTCAAAGCTTCGCGCATCAGCTGGCGCTGATCGACTGCGTTCGCGTCGCAACGGGGTGGCGGCGGAGAGAAAGCGTTGATGGCTTCAACTTTGCTCATTCAATTATGAAAGCACAGGTTGATAACGCTGGTCAATCCCCGGTTGATGAGCGTCGCGGTTGCTAGACGTGTCAAGGGAGCCTTGCGAAATCCCAGACATGACGAAGTCGCTGGGCGAATTGTTAGCAGAAGGCCGCAGGGCCAAAGGGCTCACTTTAGAGCAAGCCGCGAACGCTCTCGAAGTATCGAGCCAAGCTGTGCTCAATTGGGAGAAGGGCAAGACCGCTCCAGAGGAGGCGCGAGCACGCAGAATCTGCGACTTATACAAAATTGACAGAAATATTGTCCTTTCGTTGGTGTATAAACATAGAGATGAGAAATTTAGACAACGGACCGCACGGCTGAAAGACAGGAAGGCTCAACAGGAGCAATTGATCGAAGATCTGCAAGTTCAGGTGCGGCAATCTGTGCCGCCTGTTTCTGTGCAGAATGCGCCTAATCCCACGCCAAACGCGATTCAATCCACGGAAATCCCGACTGAAGCGCTGGCCGCGCAAATCTATATGCCGTTAGATGTTCCCGTGCTGGGAGTGAGTATGGGCGGCAAAGATCACGATTTTCAATTCAATGGGATCACCGTTGATTACGTGCGCAGGCCGCCAGGGATCGCGAATGCGAAACGCGCCTATGCTGTTTGGGTGATCGGTGAAAGCATGTTGCCGGTCTACCGCGAAAATTCCGTGGTCTACGTCAATCCCGACAAGCCGCCGGCAATTGGCGATGACGTGGTTATTGAATTACACCCGGACGACGGCCACAACGAAGCCGGAGCGGCATACATCAAAAGGCTCAAGAAACGGACTGCCGAAAGGATCGTCGTCGAGCAATTCAATCCGTCTCGTGATATTGAATTCGACCGCGGTGCGATCAAGGCGATGCACCGTGTCGTTCCGTGGAACGAGCTTCTCGCAATCTGAATAGCCTTAGAGCCTTATCCTGATCTGAGATGCTCTTCAGAACGGTTCAGGAAGGTAGGTGGGGATGTTGTGACCTGTCACAGGTAGCCACCCGCGTGAGGGCTGAGCCTCCGCAGGAGCTACCTCTGACAGGGGGCGAGGAAGGCCGGAGCCGGACGCCGCTTACTGCCGAGTGCCGAACCGAGAGTCGGACACCTTCAGAGCTTCTTCTCAGCCTCTCGGGCCTATCCCCCGGCGTGCCCTCTTCAGGTGCCGTGCGAGCTGGGGAGCCTCCTGGTTCTCGCCTCCAGGACCGCGACCTTTCGATCGTCCCGCCGCCCCCAGCGTCGCTGCCGCCAGGCGGATTTCAGCTCACGGCAGTTGCCGTCCGTGAACTCTGATTGATGGAAGATCCGAGAACGGCGCGACTGGAACGAAACAATACGATGTGGTATTATTTCAGTGCCAGACGGAGCGCACCGACATGCATCCATCCGTTTGAGGCCCCGGTCGGACCGCCAGTCCACCGGGGCTTTTTCGTTCATACGCCAGGCTAAGATTTTTATCAACTGCGTGTTGTGTGACGTTGACCAACCTCATCAACTCGTGATTGATTAAGCCATCGCCGCTTTCCCACGGCGCGAGGGCACTATGCAGACAATTCAGCTTTCAGCAGCTCGCGCGCCGATACAGGCGACGCGGCTGACGAGCCTCCTCGAGGCTGCACGCGATCCGCTCAGCCGGGCGCGGACCAATCTCTCCATCGCCGAAGCTGATCTGAACGGGCTGATTGCCCGCTACTCGGCCAGCCGCAGCGCGCTCGACGCGACCGCGATCTGCTGGGCGCAGATCCGGGTGAATGAGGCCCGGCATACGCTCGACCGCCTCCGCAGCCTCGCAATCGTCGTGATCGGCGACGCGGCCAATGCGGAGGCCTGCTGAATGGCCGCTGATCCGCATCAGCCACTCAGCGTCGACGACGCCTGGCTGCGCAGGCAGCGCCGCCGGCAGGAGCAGCGCGAGGCTGCCCTTCAGCAGGACATCCACCGGGCCGGGCATCTGACGGCCTCCGCGCGGGCGGCTCTCGCCCAGCGGCACAACCGGCTGGAGCACAGCCGATGATCACCGCCTGCATCCTCTCCGCGATGGGCGGCTCAGCCTTCGGCGCTCTCGTCATGGCGTTCTGCGTGGGCAGGCGCTCGTGACCACGGATAGCCGCGATCGTGCGGCGCCCCCGTTCCACCACGACTTCGAAGATTGGTGGGGAATGCTCGACGGCAAGCCGTCCTGCATCCCCGCCGGTCGCGTCTCGCTCGGCTTCTACGCCCGGCGCGAGTCCAATGGCCCGCACATCGGCGTCGCGATCTGGCTGGGCCAGGACAACCGGCCGTGGGTGAAGCTCGGATCGCGCACCGCCTTCTCGCTCTCGACCGACGAGGCCGAGGCGCAGTTCTCCGTCGATCACCTGGCCTGGATGATGGCCGTGACGGAGGAGGCCTACCGCGCGTGGGCCGCCACCGGCGAGTGGCCCGAGGGCACGGTGCTCGACCGGCCCCGGCCGAAAGTGGAGCGGGCGAGGCGGGCCACCGCGGCAGACGCTGAGCCCGCCGAGAAGCAGCCCGCCGTCTACGTGCGGCTCTACCGCACGATCGACCCGCCGAAGTCCTCGATGACCTTCATGGCGCGGGCCATCGCTCGGACGAAGAGCGGCGCCGAGGGCTTCAGCGTCGGCTTCTACGCGGACACCGAGGCCGGCGCTCGGAAGATGGCCGAGATCTGGATCGCCGAGGAGCGCGCCAAGGCGGATCGCGCCGAGGCCGCCCGAGAAAGCCGCGCGGCTCGTATGCGCCGGTCGGCCGCCAGCCCCGAACATACTGCCCCCGAGGGAGCGTCAGCGTGAGACAGCGCCACGTGCCGGCCTTCCGCATCCTGACGGATGTCGAGGTCTCTGCCTCCGCGATCGAGCGGTGGCGCGAGCAGTATTCGCATTGGACGCCGGAGCGGCGCTTCAGCGACGGCAAGTCGAAGGGTGAGGTCGACGCAGCGCTCGACGCCTGCAGTCGCACGCCGTCAGAGATCAGCCGGATCCTGAATGCCGGCTGGGCCAACCCGCGATGCGACCTCTGCGAGGAGCGCGCGACCGTCGTTGCCCAGGTCGGCGGCGAATACGGCGGCAACACCGTCTCTTGCTGCGTCACCTGCGCCGAGCGGGTCTGCTTGCTCCTCGGCCAATTCCTCCCGCGCGCTGCTGATCCGGTCGGTAAGCCGCCGCGCCCCCTTCCCGCTGGAGAACTGCCGTGAACGCGCTCGTGCCGCAGACCGATACCCGTCCGCCGATGGTCACGGGTGGGCGCATTCAGCCCGTGATCCCGCAGAGCATGGAGGACGCCTACCGGCTCGGGAAGGCGATCGTTGCCGCCGGCATGGCCCCGCGGGGAATGGAGACCCCGGAGAAGTGCATGGTCGCGATCCTGCGCGGCCTCGAGGTCGGCCTGTCGCCCATGCAGGCGGTCGACAAGATCGCGGTGGTCAACGGCCGGCCGACGATCTGGGGCGACGGTGCGATGGCGCTGGTCCGCGCTTCCGGGCTCTGCGAGTTCGTGAAGGAGCGGATCGATGGCGACGGCGATGGCCGCATCGCGGTCTGTGAGACGAAGCGCCGGGGCGAGGCCGACACGGTCCGCCGCACGTTCTCGGTCTCCGAGGCGAAGGAGGCCGGCCTCTGGAACAAGCAGGGGCCGTGGAAGCAATTCCCCGCGCGGATGCTCCAGATGCGCGCCCGGGCCTTTGCGCTGCGCGATCTCTACGCGGACGTGCTCGGCGGCCTGTACCTGCGCGAGGAGATCGAGGACGAGGGGCGGCCTGGGCGCGCCGACACGCCGCCGCCGGCCGAGCCGCGCCGGCAGGTCCAGCAGCAGCCGGTCGCCCAGGTGATCGAGCACCAGCCCGCGGACCCGGCAGCAGATCAGCGCAAGCTGGAGGAGGCAGAGGCCGCCGGCGCGCCCCAGGAGGTCGTGTCGACCCTCGCGGCGGTTGTGGACGGCGAGGCCGAGGATGTCGTCACGAAGGACTCGCTGCTCGCCGAGCTCGACGACAAGCTCTCGTATCAGGGCACGGCCGACGCGATCGAGGAGGCCTACACCGACTTCGATGCGGAGGCCCTGCTGTCGGATTACGAGGGCGGCGTCGAGGCGGCGCGCAAGCTGAAGGCTCAGCACCTCGACCGCGTCGGCCCGGCCAGCGGCGCCGCCGCGCCCGCGCCCGATACCAGCGGCTTCCCGGGCGAGGCCGCGATTGCACAGGCGTCCGGCGGGAAGCCGCTCAACCTGCTGCCGCCCGCATCCGACCCGTTCGAGATCCCGGCCGAGTTCAAGGGCGGCGGGCACTATCAGATCTTCATCCGCGCGGCCGCGGCGGCGGCGAAGGCGCCCGAGGACGAGGACCGGCTCCGGAAGATCTGGGCCGACACCAAGCCGCAGCGTGTCGACCTCGCCCAGCAGGGCCAGATCGACAACACGGTGGTGAAGCTGCTGCTGGACGACCTGCAGGCGGCCTTCGCTCGATGCCAGGCCACGGCGCCGCTCGCCGACGACCTGCCGCCGCCCGCACCACCGCGCGCCGTCAGCCTTGCCCCGGCCGCCGAGGCGCCGCCCGCCAGCAACGACGCGATCGCCGCGTACACCGCCCACCAGGAGCGCGAGCTCGCCGCCTGCGCCACGAAGCAGGACGTCGCGAAGTGGTGGGCGTCGACCGGTGATGACCGCGACCAGACCGGCGCCAACGACGCGCACCGGATGGCCTGGAAGTCGAGCATGCAGCGCCGCAAGGCCGATCTGCCCGACGCGGAGGGCTGAGCATGTCCTCCTGGTCCCCTCAGCAGGACGCGGCCATCCGCGACGTTCAGGCGTGGCTCAAGGATCCGAGCGCGCCGCAGGTGTTCCGGCTCTTCGGCTTTGCCGGAACCGGGAAGACGACGCTGGCCCGGGAACTGGCCGGCGACGTGCGGGGCAAGGTGCTCTTCGGCGCCTTCACCGGGAAGGCCGCGCTGGTGCTGCGCAAGAAGGGCTGCACCAACGCCTCGACCATCCACTCCATGATCTACAAGCTGGACGAGGAGGACGAGCAGCGCTGGCAGCCGAAGTTCATCCTCAACCCGCTCTCGGTTGTGAAGGGCGCCAAGCTCGTCGTGATCGACGAGTGCTCCATGGTCGGCGAGGAGCTCGCCCGGGACCTGCTGTCGTTCGGTGTGAAGGTGCTGGTGCTGGGCGATCCAGCGCAGCTCCCGCCGGTGAAGGACGCTGGCTTCTTCACGAACCATGCGCCCGATGTGATGCTCACGGAGGTGCACCGGCAGGCTGCCGAGAACCCAATCATCCGCATGTCGATGGACATCCGGCAGGGCAAGCGGCTGCAGCACGGCCAGTATGGCGACAGCCGGGTGATTAGCGCCGACGGGCTCGGGCGGAAAGCCGTGCTCAACGCCGGCATCGTGCTGGCCGGCCGCAACGCCACGCGCCGAGAGCTGAACGCCAAAATACGCGCGCTCCACGGCTACGACAGCGCGCACCCGCTACCCGGCGAGCGCCTCGTCTGCCTCCGGAACAACAAGGACAAGAAGCTCCTCAACGGCGGCCTCTGGGGCGTTCATTCCGTCCAGAAGATCAAGGAAGTCGGCGTCGAGCTGCTGGTCACGTCCGACGACACGCCGGAGACCACACCGACCGAGATCTACGTCCGCCACGAGTATTTCGCTGGCGTCGAGGAGCTGCTCTCATGGGAGCAGCGCAAGTTCACGGACGAGTTCACCTTCGGCTACTGCCTGACCGTTCATAAGAGCCAGGGCTCGCAGTGGGACGATGTGATCGTCTTCGACGAGAGCTCGACGTTCCGTGAGGATGCCAAGCGCTGGCTCTACACAGGCGTCACCCGGGCCGCCGAGCGTGTGACGGTGGTCGCATGACCCGCCGCGCCGCTCCCGCGATCATCATGCGCGTCGAGGCGCGCGGGCCGGTCCCCGCGTCCGGCAACGACGCCGAGGACTACGGCCGGCTGAAGATCGGGTCGTTCGTCGAGGTGCGCCCGTACCGCGGCGAGCCCAGCAAGGCGCTGGCTGCTTGGTGGCTCCTCTGCGGCCGCACCGCCGAGGCGCTCGACGACACCCACACGAAGCACTCGATCTCGAACCGGATCCTGCTCGACCTGAACATGGTGGAGACCGTGGTGCTGATCGGCGGCGAGCACCGCATTCCGATGAGCCTCACCGACTTCGACGAGGAGCAGCTCTGGCGGCTGGTCGAGGCCGGCAAGAACTACGTCGAGAACGTGCTGATCCCGAACGTCGACATCGACGCGCTGATGAAGAGCCGGAGGTCCGCATGAGCGCGACCTGCCTCATCACAGCGGCCGCGATCACGCTGGCGAACATCCTGATCATCGACGGCCTGCTCGGCATCGCCGACATCGGCCACCGCGAGGCAGCCTGCGGGCGCTGCATCCTCACCCGGTCCGTCGAGGTGAGCGGCGGCGTCTTCATGGCGACCGGCATCCTGGCTGTGCTGGGGGGCTTCTTGTGAAGGCAGAGCCTCGCCGTACGCCGCCGCTGTCCGTGAAGCTGGAGGCCGCCCTCAATCAGCTCGAGGCGGCCATGCGCAAGCTCGGGATGATCCCGGTCGAGTGCACCGTCCCGGAATGGCAGTTCGACCACGACCCGGCCCTCGGCCTGCGCGCTGTCGACGACAATGGCACGCACCGGCCGCACCAGCACGACGTCCGTTTTCTCGTGTGGCGGCCGCGCGTCGAGCACGCGGTGAAGACCACCGGGCGCCGGGGCGAATCCGATCTGAGCCTTCGCGATGGCGACCAGGCGAAGATCGCCAAGGTGAAGCGCCGCGACCGGAAGCGCGCCGCCGAGCAGGCTGAGGCGTCCGCGCCCGCCAGCCCTCCGAAGCCGGCCAAGCCCAAGCGCTCTATGCGCGGACGGCCGGACAAAAAGCTCTCGCCCTGCCGACAGCCGTCGAAGCTGGCCGGGCTCCCCCGCAACACCTTCACGGAGCGCGCCCGATGAGCGTCGAACCCTTGGCCGTGCCCGGCCCGAAGACCTGCACCGACCTCGACGTCCGCATCGGGGATCGCGTTCGGATCGCCCGGCAGCGTGCCCGCCTGACCCAATCGGCCCTGGCCGCCGCGCTGAACATCTCGTTCCAGCAGATCCAGAAGTACGAGAAGGGCCGGAACCGGTTCTCCGCCAGCAGCCTCCAGCGCGTGGCCGATCTCCTCGGCGTCCCGGTGGCGTCCTTCTACGACGAGCCGGGCCCGGTCCGGGTGCCGCCTCCGCTCTCTGTCGCCGAAGCCCGCGCCGCCCAGCGTGCCGCCACCGAGGCGCTTGAGGAAGCCGTGCGCCGCGAGGCCGCTGCGATGCAGGTGGCGGCATGACTGTCCGCACTCTTCCGCACAGCAGCGGCCAGGCGGGGTCAGGCTGCGCGAGCGTCCTGCGCCACCTGCAGGTCGAGCCAGAGGTCGAGACCGAGCGGGCCCTGCTTGCGCAGCGCGACACGGGCGCGCCGGACCTCGCCGGCACGGACGAAGGTCAGGTGTTCCGGGATGCCGCCAGCAGTGATCACGCGCACGTGGGCGGTCGCGTCCGTAGACGAGATCACTGTGCACGGCACGTCGAAGCTGCCGAGACGGATCATGGCCGTCGGGTGCGTGGACGCCTGGGTGAAGTGCTTGTTGGCCATGCTGCGCGTGTCCTTTGTGCGGAGGCCGTCAGCGTAGGCGTTTCAGGCGTTCCGGTCCGTTGCAGTGCAGCAACGGCCTCAGCGGTTGCGGTGGCGAGATCATGACCGCCCCCAACGATCCTCCCGCTCTCCCCGCCACCGATGCCCTGGCCGCCGTGAAGGCGGGTGAGGACGAGAATGGGAGGGCGGCGTGAGCGAGAAGCCCTCCTACGACCGTGGCGATTGGGTCGGCGGTCTCGCCGAGTGGATCGATGGCGACACGGCATACCTGTCGGTCGCCTTCACCTGGAAGCTCGACGACGCCTATCAGCGGGCGATCTTCCTTCGCGCGCAGGGCTACCGCGTCCGCGCGGGCGGACCCGGCATCTTCACCCGCAAGCACTACCTCGCGGACGTGGCTGAGATTGGCGGCGCGCTGCCCGGCGGCGAGGCGCTGATCCGGCACAACCCGATGGCGACGATCGCGAGCCGCGGCTGCCCGGTCGGCTGCTGGTTCTGCATCGTGCCGAAGATGGAGGGGAAGGAGTTCACCGAGCTGCCGGACTTCCCGGTCCGGCCGGTGCTCTGCGACAACAACCTGTCGGCCCTGTCGCCGGCCTTCCAGCAGCACATCGTCGACCGTTATCGCGCGACCGGCGTGCCGCTCCTCAACGCCAACAGCGGGTTCGAGCCGGCCACCTTCGACGACGAGGTGTTCTCCCGGTGGCGGCCGATCAACCGCGGGCCGTGGCGGTTCGGCTTCGACGAGACCACCGAGGGCGCCGCTGTCGAGCGCGCCTTCCGGGTGCTGAAGGGCGTCTCAGCGCGCCGGAAGCAGGTCTACACGATGATCGGCCACGAGCCGTTCGAGGTCTGCATGGAGCGGCTCCGGCGCGTGATCGCATGGGGCGGCGAGCCCTACGCGCAGCCCTTCATCAAGCTAAACGCGCTCTCGAAGACGCCAGCCATCCGGCACGACTGGTCGCCGGTGCTCCTCGCCCGCGTCCAGCGATGGGTGAACCGGCGCGTGTGGCGGGACGTGCCCTTCGAGCAGTACCGGCCGTCCGCCAAGACGAGCCAGGACACCGCCCATCCGGATCAGATGGAGCTGGTCCCGTGATGATCCCCCTCCTCCCCCTACCCAGCGCCATCGCGATCACCGCGGGAGATGACGCATGAAGGTCCTTGGTTTGGTTGCCGGCTGCCATGAGTGCCCGAACAAGAGCTACTATTCGGGCGGCCAGTACGTCTGCGCGAAAGCAAACGCGCCGCTCCCGTTCAATCAGGGCCCCAATCAAATACCGGAGTGGTGCCCACTCGCCGACTATCCAGCCCGTGCCATGGGCCGATTGTCTGAGGAGAACGCCGCTCTCCGTCGCCAGCTTGAGCAGCGGGACTGAGATGGCGATCGGATCCTCCCTCGCCCTGGCCGCCGGTCTGCTCGCCTACACCGCAGGAGAAGCCGCGTGATGACTCTCCGCACGCTCAAGAAGCGCTCGAAGCAGGCGCTTCCGATCCTGCAGAAGCACTACCCAGATGTGCTGCGCGACCTCGGCGAAGTGTTTCTCGCCAAGCGCGGCGAGAACTACCACGGCTACGTGATCCGCTGCACGCACGGGGCCAGCGACCCAGGTGACGGCATGCGCCGCCACTGCTCCTGCAGCTACCACCCGCTGCCGGGCACGCCGATGACGGGCGAGGTCTCCGGCTACTACGAGCCCGAGTGGAACGAGCGGCCGGTCTACCAGACGCTGGTCGAGGCCGTCCGGTGGCACGATCGCCCGGCGACGATGACGGACCGGGAGTGGCGCCGCACGCTCGCCATCACCCGCACGGCGCCAATCACCGAGGCCGAGATGGCCGCTTGGGCTGCCGAGGACGAAGTGGATCTGGAGAACGCGGCATGAGCCCGTTCATCAGTCCGTGGCCCGCGCACGTCCCGCACATTGGCGGCATCCGCATCGTCGCCAGCGAGGCCATGCCGACCAACACCGTCGAGGACTGGACGGAGGTTCGCTCGCCTTCCCGGGCCGCGCGTCGGCGCCGTCAGGGCCATCGCCAGCGGATCATCTACCGGCAGGAGCCCCGGCGCGAGATCCTGTACGCCGAGGCGCAGAACCTGATGTTCATGCACCCGGTCGTGCTGCGCGAGTTCCAGGCGGCGCTAAAGCGACGCGAGGCGACCAACGACTATTGGGCCGCTGTGAAGAAGGCGCTGCTCGACGTCGGGTGCCGGCAGGCCGCGGCCAGCATGGGAGCCCGGGTATGACCTCCGCCCCCGATACCGGCCGGACGGCCGAGGAGATGCGGGACGACCTCGCTGGCGAGTTGGCAGACGTCATCCTTGAGGGTGGCGCCATGTCTCCGAAGATGCTCGCGGATCGGCTCATGGCCCGTCCGCTGGCCCCGCTCCTTTCTGAAGCCGCCCACCTCCGCGCCGAGAACGCCAACCTCCGGGATAGGGTGAGGGAAGTGGAGAAGGGCGTCGAGATGATGCGGGAGGCCTGCCTGAAGGCAGCGATCAGCGCGTCCTACGGGCCGCCGTCATCTTGGCCCGGCCCCTACCCGAAAGGCTGGAAGCATCCGCCCTGCTGGGAGCCGGGCCAGAAGCCGACGCCCGATCAGGCCGCATGGCACGACAACGGCGCCCGAGATGCCTGGTTCGCGATCCGCGCGCTGGCGGGGCCCCCTGTTGGTCTGAACGAGAAGGGAGGGACCGGTGCCGCGTAGCGTTCGGGCGGTCGAGCGAGCAGAGCCGACCTGCCTCTATCCGGACGAGAAAGAGCTCGCCGAGATCATCATGGGGCCGGCCCGCTCGAAGGGCTGGACCGGGCTCGCCGTAGTGCTCGAGCGTGGGGGCTTTCCGCGCATCGATCCGCAGTTCGGCGGCCGCTACTGGCCGGCCGTGAAAGCCTTTCTGGACCGGCGGTATCATGTCGGCGACGATGCCGGCGCTCGGCGGCCGCGCCGGGAATAGGAGATCCACATCATGACAGCCGAGGATGCGCTCTACAGCCCAGGGCTGAAGCGCATGAAGCGCCACAATGGGCGCATCGATCTCTATTGGGTGGCCGACGAGAAGCTCGTCGCGAAGGGCTACCCGACCAAGACGGTTCGGATCCCGAGCGATATGCCGCCTGAAGGCATCGCCGCCCGGTGTCAGATCCTGCAACAGGAGATGCTGGAGTGGGCAGGCGGGTTCGTGCCGTCCAAGAACTCAGCCGTCCCCGGCACCTTGGAATGGGTGTGCCGCGCGTTCGAGACCGACACGGACTCGCCCTATCACGACAGGCGCCAGGCGACCCGCGTCTTCTACTCGAAATACATCCGCACGCTGGTCGACACGGCGGGTCACATGCACCTCGCCGACATCCTCGGGCGGGACGTGCGCCGCTGGCACAAAGACTGGAGCGCCTCGACGGGCGAGCGGAGCGCCTATGCCTGCATCCAGACCCTGCGGCGGGTCGTGAGCTACGGGTGCGAGCTGCGGAACGCCGACGCGATCGAATTGGCGGCGGTGCTGGAGCGGACCGAGTTTCCGATGCCGCGGAAGCGCAAGCACCGGCCGACCTTCGAGCAGATCGTGGCGCTCCGCAGGGCCGCCCATGCGGCGGACCGGCCGAGCATCGCGCTTGCCGTCGCGCTCCAATTCGAGCTCGGCCTGCGACAGAAGGACGTGATCGGGGAATGGGTGCGGCCGACGCCGGCCCAACGCGCGGCGATCACCGGCGCGATCACCGATGGCGTCTGGGTTTGGCAATGGGGGCTGACCTGGAACCACATCACTGCCGAGCACCTCCTCGAGAAGCCGACCTCGAAGTCCAACGGGCGCGAGGTCGCGGCGCACGATCTGCGGCTGCACCCCGAGATCCTCGCCGAGCTGCCGCCGCGCGGGGTCGGTCCGGTGGTGGTCGACGAGCGGTCCAAGCTGCCCTGGAAGGCGACCCACTTCTCGCACACGTTCCGCAAGATCGCTCGGGCCGCCGGCTGGCCGGATGACCTCTGGAACATGGACAGCCGAGCCGGCGCCGTGTCGGAGGCCTTCGAGGCGGGGGCGGACGCGACCGACGTGATGCGCACGGCCACCCACACGCAGATGTCCACGACGATGATCTACAACCGCGGAGGGGTGGTCCAATCGAGCCGCGTGGCAGAGCTTCGAGCCGCCCGGCGGAAGGGACGCGAACAGGGCTGAAACAAGCCTCGGTAACAGGGGCCCGATCCGCGGTAACGCGAAGCTATTGCCCCGGCTGCTCTAAGCGCCTGATTGTATTGGGAGAAGTGATGGCTCCCCGAGCAGGACTCGAACCTGCGACAAGGCGATTAACAGTCGCCTGCTCTACCAACTGAGCTATCGGGGATCACGAGGGGGTCTCTACACACCGGGATCGCGGGGCGCAAGGGCCTCGTTGCAGGATCCGCGTTCAAACCGACGCGCGGCGCCCTGCGCCACGGGGCAGGCGCCCTCCCCGGGGCGTTCGCGAGGCCCGGACTGTGACTGATCGGCAACATTCGGGTCGACCCCATGCGCCGCTCCCGCCCGAGTCCGGCTGCGATCGCCTCGTTCGCGGGCGACGGAAGTCATCCGTCTGTCGTGACACGCCCCTACGCGAGCCACCTCGCCGGCGCGCCGGTGTGAAGACCCTGACACCCATGCTGACCCATCGCTGCCTCGACCCGCAGGACCCCTACGCCGAGCGCGAGGTGCGCGTCGCCTTCGAGTGGGCCGCCGATCATCCCTGCCTGATCGCGGCCCTGGACGAGCACGAGGCCGATATCCTGCCCTACCTCGTCGAGGCGCAGCGCGACGATCTCCGTCGCGAGATCGTCGCCGCCTTTCTGCTGCCGGAGCCGCGCATCCCCGGCCGGGCCGAGATCCGGTTGCCCTGA